ATCGGCATAGTATTTAAAGTCAAGAGAAGAGGATTCGACTCTTACGCCTGCTGTAAATGTTATAGGTGTAGGCGCGGCTACTTGGTTGTAATACTTAAGGGTAGAATCATTTACTATAGTAACCTGCGGATAAGGTGTTACTGTTGGTGTCACTGTTTCAGTTATTGTTGGGGTAACCGTAGGTGAATTTTGCTCACCTTCCCAAACATCATTAAGCAGCGCGGGAGCGCCTGCAACCGGCCAATTAAAACCAGCTATAACATAAATTTTATCCGACAAAACTTCTGCTCGTATCTCTTCGCGTGTGGACCATGCTGCATTAGCGTCGGCGTTCCATGTAGAACCATCTGTGGACCACCAAACGTCATTATATGTTACACCATTATAAAATCCACCCATGATCTGCATTCTATTGTTAAACACAGTTGCTGCATGTGCATATCGTGAATGAAAGCCCGCGCTTGACGTAGCTTCTGTCCAAGATGCACCATCAGATGAGTACCATACGTCATTTAAATAGTTTGGCGATATATTACTTTGTCCTCCAAAAATCCACATTTTATTGTCATAGACAGTTGCTGCAAAAAAATGACGCGGCATCCAAGCAGCTGCCGTGGTAGTGCATCCCCAGGATACACCATCAGATGAGTACCATACGTCATTATAGTAAATGCTCTCGCCCGACCCACCGAGCACCCACATTTTGTTATCATAAACTAGTACTTCGTGCCATGCTCTACTAGAAAATTCTGCATTACGCGTAACAGCCGTCCATTCTATACCATCTGTAGAGTTCCAAACGTCATTGTATTCTATGCCAATTTCATCTTCTACGCCAATACCACCAAAAATCCACATTTTATTGTCAAATGATAGTGCTCTTGTATGTGCACGTTTGCCGAACTCGGCATTGCCTGTTGCTAAAGTCCAATCTGCTCCGTTAGAAGAATACCATACTTCAGCGTACCCAGGACCAGAACCTGTAGAAATGGTCCAGACTTTTGCGTCAAAGGTTAATGAAGCATAACCGCTATGCGGCGTAAATGCGGCACTAGCTGTTGACTGCGTCCACGTTATCTCTTCAGCAAATACTGCTTGTGAAAATAGGACAAACAGTATAATTAAAAACTTGCGCATTCCGAGTCTCCTTTGATTAACTATTTCGTTTTCTCAGCTTATCCCAAATCCACGGTCCAATAAAGACTATCGCCAGCAACCAACCGAGGACATTCATACCTGTAATAGCTGCCCGCTTGGTGTGTGTCTCACGCGGAGACCTTACATGAGGCCTATGGACTGAACCTGTGGGAACTCCTATTGCAGAAGACCCACCGCCTCCAGCGCCGCTAAGAACACTTGCAGTTTCCTCTGTTAAGATTCTTTCCTCTAGCAAAACAATTTCTTCTGCAGGAGTAGGCGCTGCAGACTTCACAACTCCGGGTATTACCACGAAGCCGGCATTTACTAAAGCCACTAGAATTCCAAGACCAGCAGCTACATCTTTTATACCCGTGAAAATAGCCTCAAAAGCAGCTTTACGCGCTTCCCACCTTAGTTTCGCAAGCTCAATCTCTTCTTTAGCCTTTTTGTGTGACATCCGGCACCTTAAATTTAGCCCTATTAGCCCATTCTTCCTTCTTCCCATCATTCCATTGCTTTATAGGACGAAAATAACCCACAATACGTGAATAAACTTCACAAGCATGTATGGTTTTGTTCCTCAAAGTTTCCTCAAGCTGCTCTAATTCTAGTTTTTTTGTTGTCATGTTTACCTCTTAGTACTTTATTATGTAACTTATAGCAATGTTCTTAGGACGTGTTTCATCTGCGCCCACTGCGTTTGCGCTATTTGCACTCGTAGAACTATCCGTTGGCTCAAAGTCTTCATAAGGTGTAAAGCTTGTGCCCGCCGTTATATTATTTTTAGACGCTCTATGTGCGAAAGGATGTGTGTGGGTTTTAACACCATCGTCCTGCATGTTGCCTAAAATACGCCCGGGGTCAACACCTGCAGCAGTACCGTCGGAAGTCATCTTATCTACTCCACGTAAAAACATGCCGCGTAAATCAGGAACTCGGAAGTAATTGGTCCAAACTCCACCCGGTGGAACGTCCGTACGCGTGGTACTGGTTTGGTACGCTGTACCAATTACGGCTGCAAGCCTTGGGTAGTCTGTCCGCAAATATATTGACCCATCGCAAGGCAACCATCCCGTTGGAACACCTGAAGTTGCAAATATTCCTGCATATGTTAGTATTGTTGCTACAGGAACTAAAGATAAATCCGGACGAATCTGTGTCTGATCTATCCCGACTAAGCCTGAGGTGGCTGCACCGCCAATAGCAGAAGCTATTTTTATGGGAGTTACTGCAGCGGTGCCAATTTTTGCTGTAGTAACAGCTAAGTCAATAAGCTGGTCGGTTCCTACAGACAGATCTGACATGTGGCGTAATAGAATAGCGCCATCTACCAAAGCGGTATTATCTAGCATAGGACCGGAGTAACATACGCCATTTAGTTCACCTGTGTGGGTCCAGACTCTGCCACTATAGTTAAGCCCTGGGAAATCTATTGTAGTGTCTCCAGGAGCTGCTATAGGTCCAGCACAAAGAGTAAATTGTTTTTGAACTCCAGGATTTGTTGTGGTTGCTGTGTAGTGGGGTTTCACTAAAGTAGGCTGGGGCCTGCCTAAAACGTCATTACGTTGCATCATGGTGGCGATACTATCTTGATAGATATAGACATTGTGTGGTGTCGCCTGATTATAAAAATCTGTGTTTGAGATAGTGAGTGTATCTTCAACTATAAGTATAGAACCATCAACTGCTATGGCAACACCCGGACCTATGCTGACAACACTTGAAGCCTTGTAGTCCCAAGTACTGCCGGAGGCCGTAGGCGCTTCACCGCTAAGGGTAAACCCCGATACAACCCCGGAAGAAACCAGAGTAGCTAATGCGTTTGTAAGGGCCGTAACCTGGGCCTGTAAATTTAGAAAATCGTTTTGTTTAGGATGAATACCATCAGGAAATTCTGGATATCTGCTGTCTGCCATTGTAAGGCCTCCTACTAGCTATTATCTTCGTTTATAGCCATCAGTTTTTTAACTATAGTTAATTCAGAATATTTTGAGTAAAGTCTTTCACATTTCGTTACATAGCCCTCATTCACATATGCCCAAGTACCATCTGGCTTATGCACAATGTAGTAATGTCCGGCATTATAACCAGCCCAAGTGCGTTTTCGTATAATTTCGGGGTTCTTTGAACTCTTAAGCGCCTTTTCTTTACTCCAATTAAGGTACTTCATACCATAGTAAAGTCCATATTCCCATGTACAAAGCTGCTCGAGTTCTCCCTTAAACTTCATAAGCCTGGAAGTCTTACCACGTACGCACATTGGACCCCAACTTTGGTCGTTCACGTTGGGTTCATCTACCACGAGCTTCTCGTTAAAACCGCTTTCTGCGTCAATAACTGTTAAAACTTCCGCAGCTGTAAGGTTTGTAAAAACTTTTAAGTATTTTTCTATGTAATAATTGTAGTCTGCCTCACTTACAGCACGTGATGGCGGAATAGCACCAAGCACTATAACTAGTGCAAGTACCAGGGGCAGTATAAAACGCTTCATAGCTAATTACCTCCTAAATTAAAGTAGTCCCATATATAGTATACGACAACTATGCCTTTAATACAAGGAGATAATGCACAGTACCGGTGGGCGCTGTGATAGTAACTTTAGTGTTGTCTACTGCAACAGTAAAAGCATAAGCATTACCGCTTTCTGCAGAAAGAAGACAAACAATACTATCTATGTTTACGGGGTCTACGGCTGTTACGTCTATATCCACGTCACTACCGGACCCTACTACTGTACCAGATTGAAACGCCAATAAACCTGTACCCAAGGCACCCTCGATAGCTTCCAGATCGTCCTCAAGACGGTTAAACTTGGCTGCCGTAATATAATCACCACGTGTTTCATACGTGATATCCACAGCCCCGGCGTCTGCCGTGTTAAATAACAAAACGCTGCTGTTTACTCCCGGTGAAGCGTCTTCATAATGATAGAAGTAGTTTCCAACGGCTACTGGGGTCTCAAATGTCTCGGTATAGCTTAGACCACCCTTAGAAACTGTTATTGAAGATGAAAGAACGCGCCCGTCTGACTGAATTTCGCGTCCCCGGGCGTAGTGGTCCAAAACCACGGCATTAGCCACAACAGCTCCAATGGTCTTACCTGCTTCAGTAACGGTTGTACCACCATCTTCCCTTGCCTGAGGGACAATTATGTCATCTGGATATGCCATTTTATGCTCCGAGAGTCGTTAATAGGATTTTTGATGTTTTCAGCGTTTTAAGGATATTGCTGGACACAAGGTATTTCATAAGTTCTACATCACCTTTTTGTGACGAATAAATATCCACCAACGCTGCAAGCCGTTTCATTATATTACTAAGTACTGTATGTGCCGCTTTTCTTTCTGTTTCATTATTGTGAGGCAGCTCTGTTTCAACATAATTCTTGATCTCACGCAAAGTACCTTGCAATGAGTCTATTGCAGCATCTACATGAGCCGTCTTTGGTATTGTCACGCTAGCTTTTACTTCAGAGAGAAGCTTTGCAATTTTATCGAGAAACATAATTGCTCCAGCGGTCTGTGTATCAGCAGCAGTCTTCATCGCAGACTGATTAGTCGTTGTAACCGGAGTAAAATTACCTTCACCAGCGGGTGGCATGCCACCTACAGGTCCGGCGCTTGGCATAAAACCAGTTGCCGTCGGCTGAATTTCAGGGTCTGGCGTGTCACTTTTGGACTCTGGACCGCCCAGCTGGACTTTATCGTCTCCACCGAATTCACCTTTAGGCGCTTTGTATTCAGCAATTCGTGTTTGAAGATTTACGCCTTTTGCAGCAACCTGTTTAATAAACTGGTCCAGTTCTTCATATGCTAAGTCAATTTCTTTTTCGTCCATCTGCTTGAGCTGCGCCTGATTCTGTATAAAAGCCAACAAATCATCAATAGCCTTTGCTATGCGCTCTGGCGAGTCATATACGTCACCAAATTTAACTTTCCAATCTGACCAAAAAGGCTTTAGTGACTCCTTTGACCCTAACTTATCAAATGCCGCATGTAACGGAAGTTCCGGTTCCTGTTCCATCTCACCGACCATCTCATCAAATGCAGACTTAACCATTAGGTCCGCAGTAACGCTCTTAGTTATCATATTGTCAGCCGTTCTGCAGATAAAATATACATTATCTTCTACAGAAATACCCAGGGGCATAAGTGGTTTTACTCCGCCACCATAGGTTTTATCATAAAGTACCGACGCCTTGCTGAGTTTCAGAGACTCATTAAGCTGGTCGATTTCTTGCTCAATAGTAGGCACCATATCAGACTTTGAGTAGTATTCCTGTGGACTCAGTCTTTTGCAGTCTGCGTGATCTTTTATCCACGCCTGAATATCTTTAAGGTGAGACTTGGCTTCCTTAAGGGCTTCTAATATGTCCTCGTAACGACTTCCATAGATTTTTGCACTCTTAAAAATACCTGACTCCTTAAGGGCTGCAACTCTATTTTCCACCGGTGTGAAATACAGAAACTCATTGATGGTGACGTCAAATCCAAGTTGCTGAAGTTCCCCCATGATTGTATACAATTCCTTTGGAGTAACGTCCGGAAATCTCTCCTTTACTTCTTCCATAAGGTGAACCACTTTCTCGCCACCACGAATTATACGACGAGCCAATTCGATCACTATATGATTTACAAAATCTCCCGCTGGTGTTACCTGACGGCCAATTCCCTGTTTAATTACCTTGTTGTCTGACATCTTTACGAACCTCCTTAAGAAGTTTACCTGTTTTTAATTTATATTCATCTATCAGCAGCTTTAGTTCAAATTTTGTGTTCCCGTCTGGTAAAGCTGCTATACTCTTTTCAATGCGTAAGTCCAAAAGTTCAATATTCTTTTTTAAATCGTCTGTACCCATTAGCCCGCCTGCCAGAAAAAGACATTGCTTTTCATCGCGTCGCCGGCAAAAGCTCCTTCCGGATTGTCATTACCATTCCCAGTCTGAAGGTAGGGCTTAGTTTCTTTATTAGGTTCAACTTGTGTTTTGTGAAACTCAGTTTCTTCCTCTTCGTCTTTGCTTAATTGCTCGACCATTTTGCGTTTTTGGTGTCTAATATCCGTCTCACCACTAGGTACAAAACGCTCCCTTGAAAAATGTACTGCTGAAGCCGCCTTTGGAACCGGCGGAGTACCTCCGAGTAGCCCCTCTAAGTCGCCAAGTGCAGCATCCAAATTTGGATCTGTCTGACCACCTGCGGGAGGCATTTCACCTGCTGGGGGAACTGCAGGAGCTCCTCCCATAGGAGGGCTCGCTGGAGACTGGTCTCCAGGCTGTGCGTTTCCTTCTCCAGACTTTGCACCAGCTGCGCGGGCGTCTGACTCGGCTTTGTTAAGTATCTCTAAAACTTGTTCTGCCATGGCGTCTGTGAGCTGTGACGGAGTCACGCCCTCTGGAACTCCAGGAACCTGGAGAACAACGTCCTCATATATAGAAGCTTCGGGCGGTATCTTTCCTAGTTCTTTAAGCTGGTCAAGCTTGCGAAATACCTGGTCTTTAAAAGTATCCTTTACGGCCTTTTTCAAAAGACCATAGGGCGTAACAGAGGCTGTATCAAATTCTGCATATGGATTACCCTGCATATGTTTCATATCAGGATTCATTCCGTCTAATCCAGTTGTATGGTCTTGAAGGCCTTTAAGCCACTGTGCCTTATTTTTATCATGTTCGCCATAACCAACCTCATCGGTATCTGAGCCTATAGAGCGCTCACCATACCCGCCTTCATCCGGTTGTATATTATGTTTAACATCTTTTAAACCCTCTGTCAAGTTCACGCGCTTCTTTATGTGGGGCTTAAGCGTTGGTACTATGTTAAGCCTGCTTGGTTGGCCCATTAATAATCTCCTCTAGCTCACTTAGTTTCTGTGGAATAATCTGTGGGTCCACCATCGCAAGTAAATCACGTACCCACTCCTTCAACTTCTGTTTGGCGGTATCCGATAGCATATTCTGTACCACAGCCTGCCCGGCGCCAGCGCCCAAAGTTCTTGCAAAATCTTCACGCCCGGAAATTTTGCACCACAATTCCAAAAGCTGGCGTAATTCAGATACCAGGCTGCGTATATTTCTGGTCATCTGTGGATCCGAAAATCCAAATTCTTTAACGCTGGCCATCAATGTAAAAAGCTGGCCTTGCGCCACTTCAAAAAGGTTAAAAAACGTCTCATTAATTACCATCACGTTCTTTTCTATATCCTTAACAAGAATAGGTGCAAATGTAGAGCCTTCATCGGTAGTTATTTTTGCGTCCTTAGACCCCGGAGTTACGACAGTAAGCGCCTGCTGGTTTCCACCAGGCATATCTACTGTTATAGCCTTTGTCTGCTCTTTTAGTAAACCCTTATAAGCACTAATCTTCTTATCCGATAAGTAGTACTCCGCCTTCTTATCACTAGGGATAGTGGCGTCTTCATCTACAGTATTCTTTACCCAATTAGATATCTGTGTACTGGGCATATCTTCAAAACATTTCTTTTTTATAGAATCATACAAAGGATGGAAGAGAACTTCTTCAAAACGACTCATAAATCATCACCTCCATCACTGCCGCCCAAAAAGTTAATTTTCATTTCAAAGTACTCAAGGTTGTCATCTTTTAAATCTAAGTCCCGAGCTACTTCATCTCGTGCTTTTTTAGCGTCGCGGCCTGCCGAAATCAGCGCGTTGAATAACTGCTCATCTAAAGGCTGATAGAGTTCAATGAACCCTTTCTTCATCGGTGCATTAGACTTCGCGTCAACCGTATTTACATTGATAACAAAGTCATGCTTTCCCTGCTCAGAAATACTTCCAGTAGCGGCATGTGCATAGCCGCACTGCAAGCACTTATCAATAGACTTGTAACCGTCTGTGAGATGTGCCAAAGGAGCGCCACATATTGAGCACGTACGACTTTCTCCTTCAGTTTGCTGAAACTTTAGTAATCTAAGAACTCCCGTAGGAATAGGCATTTATTTCTTGTCTCCTCTTGCTTCAATAGGAACTTCCCGCTGAAGTTTCTCGTCGCGCTCATAGCGTTCCTCAAACCCGCAGACAGAACACACGGTTTTAGTCAGTTGAGCCTTATCATCGTACTTGTACATGTTTAGAGCTTGGCATTTCTTACATGTATGTGACATAACAGGGTTCAGTGGGTCCATAGCGCCTGCAGTTTTAACGCTAGCGGTTATTGCGGTGTCCCCTGCCGGAGAAGATGGAGTCACCGTACGCCTTTTGCTAGTAATTTTTTCTTCTCCAGTGTCTATCGTCATACTATCAGGAGCCGGAAGAAGCTTTCCTTCACCGAATAATTCCTTGATGTCCTGGATGGACCCGTCTATCTTAGGATTTGTCCACTTCAACACAATAGACTGTATATTCCCAAGTACAGAGTCATCAGCAATGTTAAGAGTTTCCGGAGTATCCTCACCAAGAGCATCAAGATTATCTATGTCGTCCATAATTTTCTTACCGTTATCCTTACGACCATCTTCCTGGAATATGTTCTGTTTGTCATAATCTACTTCTTTTCCCGGACCAACGCGCATTTCATTGCGAGGTCCTTTTGCAGCGTCTGGAAGTGAGTTATTGTCAATGCCAACTGCGTACTTTACCATGTCGCGTCCCATAGGTTCTGCGAAAGCATTTCCTAGTTTACCTCTATAAGACACAACTCCGCCTGTTTTCGCAACATACTTTGGCGGTTGCGTGAGCCCTCCAAGGGCCGCCTGAAGAAAACGCTCATTATATATGCCTGCCGGTATCAAATTTGCGGCTGTTACAATGGCATCTTTTTGTAAAACTTCCTTTATGTCGCCTGAAGAAGTTATAAACGTAACTTTCTCCGGCGTTTCTTTAACAACAGATACAAGTATGTCCTTCCATGCAAAAACGTTCAACATTATTTTGCCTCCTTAGGAGTAATATCCGGTTTTTTTCCACCGCGGGCCATAATCTTATCTACAATAGCGTCATTTTTATCATAAGTATCGTCTGCTTCAAATTCTATGGCATCCTGTGATAATTTTACGTCAAGTTTATCCGCGACAGCAAACTTTGGCTGGGCTGTTTTATTCAGCTTAACTCTAACCATGGAATCTAAAGCATTGCGACCAACGTGCTCGCCATATCGCTGTATAATACGCTCCAGAATAGCGCTTGCCTTAGCTTCTGTAGGCGCCGAGATCATCTGGGTCATAAGATTCTGGTAACCGTCAGAGTCGCGTGGCATAGCGCCTTCTGCTTCTGCAAATACTCCCAAAATCGTATCTTTATTAAACTCGCCTATGACTTTATTACCTTCATCGCGCAGTTCTGCCGGCAGTACAAGTAAATCATTGTAAATGACCGCGTCAGTATACGCCTTCACTGTGTTGTCCACAGAAGCAAGCTCAAACTTCACAGTGTAACCGTTCTGTAACTTAGCTGCTTCAACAACCCTAACCATCGGTATAATTTTATTATTAAACACGTCTTTTTGGAGAAAACCATTAAGCGTATGAACGGCCTGTTCCTCCACGTCTGCGGGAAGTGAGCCTTCCTGCTGAGTTGCGTCCAATGCAGGCGCCGCATTACTATCCATAATTGGTGGTGTCGCAGGCCCTGCGGTCTCTGTGCCTGGAACAGTCTCTGGGGGAACACCGGTAATATCACCAAGTTGTGCGTCAAGCCCACCTGCAGCTGCACCAGCCGGGTCCATAGGGTCAGCTCCATAAACCATAAGCACTGCCTTACGTATAATAGGTTTGCTTGTACCCTCACGAAACTGAAAGTTCTTTAAGTGGTCTAAAAAACTCGCCAAACGGGACGGCGCTGTATTAAAAAAGTACTCAACTTCACCGGTAGGTTTGTCTATCTGGGATTTTATACCCGCGACATCTATAACAGGGTCAACTTCATCCTTAAACAGCTCCGCACTCTGTACGATAGCGCGTTTAAGATTTTGTTTTGAGGTTTCTTTTAAAACTTCCGGAAATTCACTAACAAAAGCTGCGAACTTTCGGTCATCAAACTTTGCTACTCGGGCGTAACTAACATACGCCCTAACAATAATCTTTTCTTTGTCCATTTTACTTTCCTCCACTGGAGATAGTATTTAAATTTTGTTTAGCCTTATCAGCTTCATCTATAAGTTTACTCAACGAACTTAGTTTTGTAAAGATTTCTTGGAAAGACGGAGCCAGGCTCTGATATAGCGCGGCCAGTTTATTACTGACCATGTCGCCCACAGCAGTTCCCGCAGCGTATTTAATCTGCGTATTTATCGCAGATGTTTTAGGCGGCTCTTCCTTCATAGGTGCGGGAGTTGAACTATACTGTGGATTCTTCTCCACAAAATCTTTTGGCAGATATCCTTTTGTTTGGCGTATGTGCTGTTCAATCTCATACATTTTGTTCCCAAATTTATTATCATATATGTAGTACTTTATAATTTCAGCCACAGCAGCGCCAAGCGGATTATTAATATCTATATCTTTTTGTAAACGCGCTTCAAAAGCAGCGTCTAAATCCTTAGGTGCCATTGTAGTCATTCCGTCCAAATAGAACTTATAGTAATCAAATAAAAAACCTGAAAGCGTACACGTAAACTCACTCAAATCTTCCCTTAGTGCGTTAGCGTCAAATTCAACTCCATATATTTCGCGGTCGGACCTTGACGCAGGATAAATAGCCTTGAAAGACTCTGCGTTCAAATTCTCTGTCAGATAGGGTATAAACTCCGCGGAAACCATGTCAACCAACATACGTAATGACTCCTCATGCTGCCCCTGTCCAAGAAGATCTCTTAGTAAAGGACCTTTAGCTCCAGTAGCGCCACGGTCATTAAGAATACTATCCATTTGTTCCCAAGTTTTAGAATACTGTGTGTAATCTGCTGTCCCATTGCCTCCAGAAGGTAGATGTTCATTTATGAGGTCCCATGAAACTGTATAAGGTAAGTCCAACTGCTGTAGTGTAGCCGGGTTCTTTAACGCGTGTTTAAACTTCATGTAGGCGTCAGCCTTGATATCCTCTATGGACCGATCTATCGGAGGCATACCTTGCTTCTGTAAATTTTCATTAGCTGCCACGTATGTTTCGCGTGCAATCGTAAAGTTATCTTTTTGACTCAAGTAGCGCATTAAGTGTACTACAATAGAAGTCTCAAGACGCTTAACTTCTTCCGGCTCGCGGTTTTTTCCAAAAACTTCCTGTGCATAATTTGAGGCAACCTGGCGCACAATAGGTTCCACTTCTGCAGCGGAAGCAGCACTAAGGTGCATTGTGGTAAATACTGTTGTAATATCAGATGTATCTAAGTATGAGGCTTTACCAGTTGTACTGTAAAACTGACTTCTCACAAGTTTGTCAAGAATTATTGACAGCATCTTATTTCTATCGTTTACCGCTTGTGAACGCGCTGCAGGGTCACCCGGGAGCGTCATCTTTCCAACCATCATATCCATCATCTGTGTGTATTTATCCCACGCACCCGTTCCGGTATCAAACTCTGTATCTTTAAGTTCATTATGCAAGTATTGCATGAATCCGGGAGAAAACACATTAACAGCCGAAGACATGCGCTTTTTATTCCTTCTTTTAGCATAAGGTGTCATGGGAAATACTGCAGATAACCTGGCAAACTCGGCCGTCCCGGTAGTCCCTATTGGGAGCTCCTTCATTATGGACTCCTGCCCATGTGTTAACTCTGCTTTAACCTTAAAAATCGTGTTGTAAACTTCAGTCGCCACTTTTATAGCTTCCTGATTAAAATGTATTTGGTTGCTAATAGCTTCTACAATGTCAAGATTTACTTTTCCTTCCATACCGCGTTCGGGCATGACCGGCTCCATAACATCTTGGGCCGTACCCTTATCACCAATTTCCTGGTGTTTTTGTGTAAGAGCTTCGGGCATACCAAGGTCTTTCGTAACATTAACGATATCAACCTTGCGCTGCGCCATTGCTTCAGCTGTTTGCATATCTTGTGTAATGCGCTGAATGCGCTGTGTAAGATCCTTTGTAATTCTGTCATACTCGGCTTGCTTGTCAGGCGGTGTGTTAGGGTCACCAATGCGCTGTTGTATATTTTGCAGCATAGCTTCCAACTTTACCTTATCTTGGGCTAACTGCTGAGGGTCCATATCAAGTAAACGCGGATTCTGTTTAAGTATTGCTACATCTTTAAGCTGGTTATCTACGCGTTGTAGCAAATGTGTAAGCCTTTCTTTCTGTGCTGCTAGAGGTGCCTTAAACTGCTCGTCCATCTGCTTTGATAATTCAGCATCTGTCGCTGATAACTGCTCAGTATATTTTATCTTTAAGTTTTGAAGTACTGCTTCAGCGTCCTGCCAATGGGAAATCTGTCCCTCTGGAGTCTGTGTAAAGGTCGTTACTTCAGAGGTCATCTTATTTAAAAATTGCTGGACCTCTGGTGTTAAAACTGTGGGAGCCGTGCCGCGAACGTGAGACTGCTGTCCTAAGCCAAAAAGTTTTGCAGATTGGTTGGACGCGAAATTACTTAAGATGGCCCTCAAAGATCCACCCTGCTGCCCATATATTCTAAAAAGGTCAGCGATCTGTGGATTCGTTAGTGTTGTTATCGCAGAACTTACCAGTTGAACCATACGATTCTTACGGGCTTCAAGCTCTACCAAGGCGCGCGCCTTAGCTTGCGCGGACTTCATAACACCTTCGTCCCCCATCTGGGCGGTTCTTACCATAGCAGTTTTTGGAGCTTTAAGTGCACCGTTAAAAAGCATAGCAGCCCCAGAACCAAAAGATAGCATTTTTGAAAGATATCCTACTACATTCAAGAATGGGGTTTCATCAACGCTAGCAATCCCAAGTCTTTTTAAAGTTTCTGTTATAAAGGCGGGGCGCGTGCGTAACCGCGACGGAGTATTTCCAAGACTAACCACGCCTTTTTCAAGAATCTTTGGATTTTGTACCATTATGCGACCGTACACCTCATCAACAAGGTCGCCGATAAAACGCTGTACTTTTTGTGAGTCTTCCAGCGTCTGAGAAAGTCTGTTTTTATTTTCAACTTGCTGGGAATACATATTGTCGGTCATCTGGCCTTCAGCACGGTAGCCTTCAAGTTCCTTTAAGTAACCATCATAGGCCTGAAGTACACGTTCCGGCGTTGCAAGTTTCTGTATCACTGTGTTAACCTTCGCCATTAGCCTTGTTAAAGACTTGCTACGACGAATTATATTCGACCCAAAAGTTTTTACAACTTCTTCTAATTCTGTTACGTTCATTTGTATTTCTTTAAATAAAGGATCTGACATTATTACATTCGTTATAAGGTAATCCGGAAATCCGGACAGCGACTTAGTTTCACGAACTATACGCAAAGGGTTGTAATTCGTCCCTTCGCCAAAATCTGACGTTGGAGTACCAAGGTTTACAGCTGTCCCATTAAATTGGGCAAATATGTCTGCCTTGAAACCATTGTTGTGCAGTATCATATAGTCCAAAAGCTCTGCACCCGGTGGACTTGTCCTTTCACGTGCAGATTCTCCGGCGCCATACTTTAAAATGGACTGAAATAATACTTTTGTGGCCAGCTTTTTAAAAGAATCATCAGGTGTTCCTGCGGTAAGTTTTAGATTTAAAAACGTATGTGCTATTTGGTCGGGAGTTATGTTAAAGCGTCTGGCTAAAAGCCCACGGCCGCTTTCGTCCTTAGTTGACTCCTCAAACTCAGCAGCGGCCTTCTTTGACTCTCCGTTGAAAGCCTGTTCAGAAAGCGCCGGGTTCGTAGCTAAATCCGTTAGTTTATCCACTAAAGGTTTAAATTCTGCGTCATCATACATAAAAGGAAGCACACGTACTTTTACAAAATCCGGATTACGTAGCATCTTGGACAAAACCTGCTGCCCTGTTGTAACCGCCTGCTTTAACTCACCACTTTGAATTTTTGATGCATCATCCACGACAGCTTTAAGCTTACTATTTACGTATTTTTCTGCTGAAGAAAGGATATCAAAAATATTACGTACGTCGCCACCAGCAGTCTTTGCAGCATTAAGCTGTGCAACTACTGACTCTGCATAAACGGGGTCAACTTCATATAGATGCGCCACGGCAGATTTCTTTACGTAGCTTGAAAGTTTATCAAATTCTTCTTTAGAGTATAAAATCTCGGGTCTTTTCATCTTTTCTCTGGCAGACGCTACAGCCCTGTTAAATAAATCAATTTTACTGCCACCAAAAGCTGGATTCATAAACTTATCTTTAGCGAGTGACAATCCCTGTGCTGTCATCATTGAGCCAAAAGCCGCAAGTTTATATAGATATGCTATAGTGGCCTTATAGTTTTGCTGAAGCTCTTGGGCCTTTTTATACTCGGCCTCGGTTTTAACCTGAGACATATCTGGGCGCGTAAGCAATTGCTGTTCAAAAAGTTCTAATGCGCCTTCTTCTGTAATTTTCCCACCCAGTCCTTGAGCAGTCATTTGCTGTGTAAGCGCCAACAGCTTTTCCGGAAGCATTTGAACATACTGATTATACGTATCGGTTATGAGTGTTTCCACCACTGATGCGTCTAGAGCCATGTAATTTGATTGGTTACTTGTTATGGAGCCTTCCGGACGCGGAGGCACACCGGCAGACTTAGACACAAGATCGGCACTAAGTGCCTTGCCCGCTTTTGCTTCCCATAGGTCTGAAAGGGAGGCCATTTGGGCCAGAATTGTACGAATCTTATCTGCGTCTACTATGCCACTAGCCTGTATAAACTCCGCAAGAATATTGTCGATCTTTGGGTTCTTATCTGCTATCTTCATAAACATGGAAACTAAGCTATGAAGTTCCGGAGGCACATTTGATTCATCCAGTACTACTTTGAGTTGTGTGTCGCTGACTTTATAGAACAAACTTTTAAACGCATTAGACTTTATTTGTTCGACGCCCGTAGCGCCAAAAAATATATTACGCTGGTCCTGGTAAGCCACGTTAAAAGCTGTCCGCAAAGCCTGAATAACATCGGACATAAAATCCGGAGGTACCTGCATGCCTTTTAGACTATCAGAAAATATGCTTATCGGAGCGTTTTCCGGGTCCTGTATAAAAACATTTATTGCTTTAGATATCATATTTCCAAGTGTGCTCACATTTAAGTGTGCGCCAAGCCGGTTAGCTATATTCTCAATAGATTGCTTTAAAGCTACCTGTTCCTTCTTGTTGCTTTGGAGTACAATGCTGTAAGACTTTGATTCTATAATTCCAAGTATCTTGTCGCCTTTCGCAAGTAATTCCTGTATCTCACGTTGTTTCTCTTCCCGCTGGGCGCCTCCCGGAGATTTCTTACGTTCCTTAGTTGGTGCCTCAACGCCTCCGGCGGGGGCCATAAGCCCATATAGCACGCCAAGGACAGCCTCCGGTTGGCCCAGCGTTCCAAACTCAGTAAAAAAACGCCCCATGTTGCTGAGAAACGAAGTTTTTTGAATTGATGGATCTGCAAAGGCACCTAAAAGTGCATTTTTAATTATTCCTGGGTCCGAAATGTCCAAAATTATATCTTCAACAGTACGGGCACCACTAAGAGACTTTATGTGTCCCACGATGTTGTTAGTAAAATTACCTATTTGTGATTGCTTCGCGGCAACAGCCTGCTGACGTGCCGGGCCATCTGGTATCTCCTGTACTGCCTTGTCATACAAATCACTAGCCTTATTTGGAACAACTAAATTTAACTGGTTGACTATCTTTGTTAAAACGTCAGGAGTCGGTGCGGATTTCAAAACACTGTCGTATGGACCTGCTTCCTTAGCTGCCTTACGCCTGAGAAAATCTGTAGAAACAAATGCGGCTTTGGCAGTTGCGTAATCTTCCAAAAGTGCCTCAAGAAATAAGTTCTTGGGTAGTACTTGGTATTTTTCAGCTTGTGTATTAAGGTATGCCGCGAGGCGGGACGTATCTACATGGTCTTCAACTGGTATGGAGTATATAAGTTTGCTTGCAGCAGTCACATCTATAGAGCGCTCACCCTGCTGAACAGAATAACGATTATCTAAAACTGCGCCAGAGTCAAGAGCTACAATATAGTCTGACCCCTCAATGTGCTCAATTGACCAAACACGACTCAGATCATCAGGACGCGTGTATGTATTATAACCAAGACGAATAAGCTGCGACCGACTTTCATCAGTCAGCGGTTCAATGCCTGATGCTTTTATCACCACCTGAGATAACGTACAACGAGGCACCGTCAGCTGACTTAAAATAGATTGTGCTTTCCTACGATTAGGATTCATCCGTTCCTCACTTTTATTTTAGCCCAGAGTGATTTAACTTCTGGTAAAGCTTCTGGGTCTTTCATTATGGCTTCAAAACGCTGACGCGTTTCAGGACTTACGTTGCTCCTAATAGACTCGTACTCTTGTCCTAATTTGGTCAGCTCATCAAGAATACGGATACCGCCGTTTATTACAGATTCTGCTTTAGTAAAATCATCATAAGTTGCGTCTATGTATTTTTTGACTTTGAACCCGCGGGCTTTAAAATGTTCCAGACGTTTTCTAAGGTCCGTTTCGGTTTTTAACTTTCCGGACATAACCTTAAGAGTACCCATCACAGAGGCCAAGTCTTTTTTGTAGCGGCCGTCTGTTTGCCTCAAAACTTCCGTAAACAGATATTCAATGCTATCAAAATCTTTGCGCAATTTATCGGTAATTAGCACTAAAACCTCCGGAGGTGTCCTAATAATGTATGGTAACGCCTATGTATAGATTTTTATACTTTTTTACTTCTGGAGGAACGCCGCGAGGGCGTTCAAGGCCGCAAGAGGTGGGTCTGCCTGTATATATTGCGTATAAAGCTGCATAAAATAAGGGTTTTTAAGCAATCCTGTACGTAGTTTCTTAAGTGCCGCTTGTTTGGTATGTACCACGTTGGCCTGGCCTAATTTTAGTGTCTTTCCAACGTATACGGTGGACTCCCCTTTAAAGAAACAACGCAAAATTATGTCCCTTTGTAAGGGGGTTAACCGGGTCATTTCCTTGCCAATAAGATCTACTAGTACATGAAGTAGATTGGTCTTGTACAGGTCTACTTCCAGCGCAAACGGGTGCATTTCAGAATATAACTGCTGGTCTATTTCGGAAAGGTCGCCGAATTTAGATGTCGTTTCCTCGACGTTATCCTTTTGGTTTTCCATTTTTTATCTCCGCGGTCATGTACTCACAAAAATCCTTGTGTGGGAATACAAACTGCCTGCTTATATTTACGTCCGGAAGAACTTTCTTTATTAGTTCTTCAGACATGTTCATGCCTTTAAGACCTGCCGCGTCATTATCCAAGGCTAAGATAAAGTTACGCGTGTAAGAACCCAGTAGTAGAATTTGCGTGACAGACATAACTCCACCCAAAACCCCTACTACATTTTTCTGTCCGCCCGTATGAGCCATTAAAACATCGAACGGACCTTCAACTATAATTGCAGCATCATTTTTTAAAATGCCATCAATTGAAAATGGCATACCATAGAGCTGCTCCGAAGGGCGTGCGCTCCAATAAAAATATTTGTAATCTTTATTACCGGGACGAAATATCCACCCGGCAAATAGACCGTCGATGGTGTAGATGGGAAAGGCAGGGGCGCCTGTTATATCCTTGGGTAAGGTCCCAGGCGCACCTGCCACATGCCCGAGCTGAAACTGCCGGAAAACTTCCTCTGAAACGCCCCGCTGTGCAAAATAACTATTGGCATATGTAGTGTCCATAGTTATATCCAATAAGCTTGGAGAAACGTCGGGTCTAAGGGTGCTTTCCACAGTTCTGCTCATGTTATTCCTTATCTTCTTCAGATGCTTCTGATACGTCCGGAACGTTCGCACTTACTGGTACTTGTGCGTCTGTCACAGGCGTAGTAGCTTTAGCTTCTGCACTAAGAACGTCGCGTGCAAATTTTACTGCTGCGTCGTATGCTACAGAGTCATTACGAAACGCATCCATCAAGTTTTCCAAACCCTGGTATTTCTGGCTGGCATAGGTGTAAAATGCGCCGGCGCGTACAATATGACCGGTAGAAAGCAAGAAGTTTACAACATCGTAAATCCTGTCCAGGCCTTTATTGTACTCTATCCTAAATGTAGCGTTTGTGAAATTTGCCCCACCGCGGTGCTTAGTAATCTGGGCGTCAATCTCTACTCCCTTAACCGTGTCTCCATCTTTTAAAAGCTTAGATGAGTTAGCCTTAAGGAACTTTACCCTTGAGTGATAAATGTGTTTTAAGTTTCTGCCCCCAGGTGTACGCAGCATAGGTACGTAGCCGCCTATGACGTCGCGAACCTGGTTGATAACTATCAGGGAGACATTGTTGCGCTTAAGAACTTTCGAAATACGGGGGATAATTCTTTGGAGAACTCCTGGTACTGAGGCGTACTTTGGGGCGCCCATTTCTGAGCCCATTACGTCAAGCGTCGTAACATTTGCAATACTGTCTATCACAACCATATTGACAATGTGTGACTCTGCATATGTCTCAATTATCTTAAACATGTCCTCAACAACATTGCAATCTGACACCATCAGTCGGTCTGTTTGAATCCCAAGATTTACTGCTCTCTTAGGGTCATATGAGGACTCTGTGTCAAATAATAAACATCTGCCACCGTTCTTTTGCATCTCGGCGACGGCTAACTGCGATACCAGTGACTTACCGGTGAATTCCTCACCGTAAAGCTCTGTAATACGTCCCGCAGGTAAACCACCGGACAAAGCACGGTCAAGCGCGAGTATCCCTGTAGAGTACAAAGGTATTGCTAAGTCTTGGGATCCTGTTGCTGAGTCGTCGTCTAGTACTGGGAGGGTTTTTGGATCAATTATCTTTTCAAGTTTCTTATTTGCTTCTTCCATTTTCTTACGCAAATCTTCATCTACAGATTTTGTTACCTGTGCCCGTTGTTCTGGTGCAGAGGGTAAACTTGTGCTATGTGTTGTTTTTTTCTTAGCTGCCATAAAGGCTCCTTAAATTTTACTTAAATTACGTCCGCGACACATATCCCATTCAGCCATAGTTCGATGGCCTTGGTTCCGTGCGCATGCGATGCACTCAGTAGTCTTAACGTGGGTGTTCTTTACAGCACAGTGTCCTGCAACAGTCTTAAAAGCTTCAGGATACTTCGCTACATATTCCTCCACAAAACGTTTACGTGCATCGTTGGACATTGTTCGATATACTTCAGCTTCTTCAGCAGACATGTGCCCCATGTCAATAATCATTCCCTGTCCTACGATCCAACCCTGCATTAAATGACCCATGCGGCGTCCACCTTTTTCATTGTAAATGGTACAGTTGCTGCTGCGATTGCATCTGTTACGTCATTTGATACGTTCGTTAATTTGTGCTTAGTACAAATATACTTGTAAATGTCATCCTTGTCAACTTTCGTTCCGGGAAAAATTGCAGAACGTATCGTAGCGGGCATAAGCAGATAAAGTTTAGAACTTGAGCTGTGCAATCTGCATGCTAAGATAGCAGCGCCGCTATATCGTGCGAGAATCTTTAGAGTCTTAATATTTTTTCCAAAGAATACGTCCTCAATCACAATATAGTCGAAGGGTCCATGAAGTTCAACGATGCTTTTTATAAGCTCGCTAAACATCATAAGATTATCACCCAGACGCTTCTTCTTATCGAAATTCAGATTGGTGTGGTAAACTACGAGGGGGCCGTCCGAAAGGACGGCTACCCCCGTAGAAGTTTGTGATATGTCAAGCCCTAAGACGCGCATTACACTTTAGGAGCTGGTGGCATGAACTGCTGAAACATATTGTCGTTAACAGCGTTCGGTGCCGGAGTCTGAGGAGCCATCTGGACTTGGGGCGCCGGAGGAACATACTGTGAAGCTTGCCCTCCTGACTGTACTGTTACACCAGGAGCCGGATAAGACGCTGTTGCTCCGGGAACCTGTACTGCAGGCGCCTGAGGAGCTGGTGGCACATAGCTCTGCGCCGGGTAGCTTGCTGCCGGCGGCACATATTGTGTGCCTGTAGGAACCTGCTGGGGAACGTAGTTCCCGGGTGACTGAGGAGCAGGCGGCATCATTACTCCAGGCGGAAGTGCTGCCGGAGCAGGAGCGGATGCCTGCTTTGACGGAAGGGGAGTGCCGTTCAAGATCGCCATGGCCTCTTCGTTTGAATGTGGCCTTGCATATTTCTTGTAATCGACTGTCTCAAAAAACTTCCTTATTTCTTGCTGATCAATTGCAGAAAGAGCTGTAGGAAGGTTTGGTATTACCTGGTAATCTGTTTTCTTTCCAACGGTAGTCTGTTTAATTGAAAGATCGTAGTTCACCGGATCTCCCCATTCGCCTTCTTTTAATGCGCGAATCTGGCCGACAACGATCTGCGGCACGTCCATAAGCTTCATCTTTCCTGTCTTTCTGTCGAGCACAGGAAACAATGCACGCACTCTTGGTTTGTCACCCATCGCACATATCGGACATATGGTCGCTCCAGGACATCTTACAGTAACGTCCTTACCTACGCGGCCTCTCGTCCAATGTCTCTCAAAAAACTCGGGCTCTCCTACAACCCTAACTCTTAACTCGTCCTTCAAGTTAAGAAACAGGGATTCTCTTGGTCCACTTGGTGCTTGTGTTGATCTCGGGTCATTCCATGCCATAATCTTAGTACCTCCAAAATTTTTAACGCCTCATTAACGGCTCAAAGGCCTCACGGGCGTATAACCAAAACTTACCCAGCCACCTCCACTTTCGATCGAATAGGAAACTTCGATACAAATTCCTTCGGTATAGCTGATAGGTCCCGAAGTTTGATTCCCAGATTCTTTTTAAGGAACCTTGCCTGGTGCAAGGCGGGGACGTGCGTAGGTTCCATCTTCTCGCCGTATTTCTGCTCGAGAGTTTTCCAGTCAAACCATCTGTCATTAACATACTGCTCAACGAGAACTGGAAGCTGAAGCACCTGTTCAGCCATGGAACGCATAGTATCGTGAATAATCTTAGCTGCCTGTAAAACCTGGTCTTTACGAACTTCATAGCAAAGTTCGTCATGCACGGTAAGAACTAATTTAGCGTCAAGACCTAGGCGCTCAAATATCAAATAAATCTGTACGGCGCTGGCGTTGGTAATTTCCGCGGCGGTACCTTGAATAGGGCTGTTCAAAGCCGTTCTTTCAGCCTCACCGCGAATATATGCATCTGGGGAGTCTATATCAACTATGTGATGAACCCGGCCAAAATGATTCTTTACAAATTTGTGTTCATGTACAAAAGCTTTAATATACTCCTGGAACGCATAAACTCCGGCGTATTTCGTCAAATACTTATCAATGTACTCCTGGGCCATGTACTCGTCAGTACCGATCTGCTTTGAAAGTGACTGCGCCTGAATACCATAGCAAATACCAAAGTTAATAGCCTTAGCCATACGGCGGATATCCTTTGTAACCCTCTGACCGGGCGCAACGTTAAACACTTCGCGAGCAACCTGGTCGTGAATATCTTCGTTGGTCCAGTACGCCTGCAAAAGCTTTGGGTCCTGCGAGAACTTGGCAAGAACGCGCAGCTCAATCTGTGAAAAGTCTGAAGACACAAGTGCATAGCCATCTCTGGCCATGTAAACCCGACGGAAAGCCTGCTTAGCAGGAATATTTTGCATATTGGGACCTGACGAGCTAAGTCTCCCAGTACCAGTACCGTGTATGTTAAAGTTGCCACGTAAGACATCATCTGGACTCAGCTTTTCCAAAACGCCCGTCACATAAGTAGAACGCATCTTCACCAGGTGGGAGTGCTCAACCAGCTTTGCTGCTATGGGATGATCCAGTTTTTCCAAAACTTCCTTCGCCGTAGAAGGAACATCACTCTTTGCTTTCTTCTTTTTTCTGGGTTTAGGCAGTCCAAGCTTTTCAAATAGGATCCTAGCCTTCTGCGGACCGGAATTCAAATTAAACTCTTCACCAGCTATTTCCCAAATTTCTTTCTGTAAAGATGCTTTCTGGTTATCCAGTTTTATACCCAATTCTTCTGCGCCAGCGCGGTCAACTTTTATACCGTGGTATTCTGCCTGTGCAATAGGAACTGTAAGTGGCTGCTCATTACAAAAAAGCAACCCTAATAGTTTCTTTTCCTCTAACTCTTTGTAAAAAATGTGAAACAAGCGTAATGCCGCGTCAGCGTCAGATGCACCATAGCGATACATAATGTCTTTTGGAACTTGTCCATAGTTCGACACGCCGTTCATGTTCTTGTATGCTTCGAGCTCACCTTCGTAGTAGGCCAAGTCCTGAAATCTCCGCGCTAAAGGTTTAAGTCCATGAGGTGGCTCTTGCCACAAAATATGATGTGCTAACATAGTGTCAAAATAAAAATTCGTGCCGACAGACCCATCAGGACGTGTGTAAAACTTAAGAACATCAATATCCCACTTCTTTTTTATAAAATTAGCGTCAAACTTACCATTATGCATTATTAATTTTGTGCCAGGATTGGTAAGTAGTTTTTTTAGTTCTGAAATAGTGTATGCTTCAGTAGATGCATCTAAAATCTTGGCGCTGCCAGCAAACAGTGGAACATAGTATCCTGTATATTCGGACGCTGTAAAGGAAAAACCTATAATATCATCACGTGCGATATTTGGGTCCTCGTCCCTAAGTGGAGTATTTGTTTCAATGTCAAAAGCCAAAAATTCCTGGCCCTGAACTGCCTCAAATGCTGCTTGGATTTTATCCTTCGTATCACAACAGTAATAGGTGCCTTGGCGTATTTCATTCTTTAGGTAGCTGCGGACAAATACAAAATCGCGAAAAAACGTCTCTTTGAGCATAGGGTTTCGTAGTATTGCTGCCGGATGAAAAATCGGTATATATGTACGGTTAGCCTTATCTTTAATGACAGTGCCCCTCTTCTCTGTTATACCTTTTTGTTTTAAAACAGACTGTAGCGCAGTAGCTCCTAGTAAAATTACAAGCTTCAGGTTAGGCATTTCCTCAATAACTTTAAGTACATGATCGCGGCAAGCATCCATTTCTTCTTTCTTCGGCTGCCTATTCTGTGGAGGACGACACATAACAGCGTTAGTAATGTAAATGTCAGAAACGGATAAGTTTGCGGCGTCTAAAGCCTGTCTTAAAATCTGTCCTGACGGTCCCACAAAAGGTTTACCTTGCTCGTCTTCCATTTCACCAGGAGCTTCACCAACAATAAGTATCTCACCCAGCATATTGCCCGCGGGTGTTACAAAGTTTTTCTTTGTTTTACATAGTATACACTTCTCACACAAAAAAGGTTCTGACATATGCGCTCCAATCTAAATATCTAGGATTTTTTCAACCTTAACGATTACGCGCTGAGCTGTTCCAAAACGTGGATTTTCCACAATAATTTTTTTGTCTGCAATCATCTGTAACTGCTCTTCTGTGATATTACCGGCCACAACTATAGGGTAGCGTGCACCACGGTGTAACGGGTCATTGCCCACCCAGTCAATAATAAAGTAGTTGCCATCTTTAATTTTTTCATCATACTCTTTTGGTACATTTGCCGCAAACTGTCCGGACTGTACAAACATGGTTCCTCCTACAGGGTTATCTGCTCGCCGGCGTAAGTCCCGGGCAGCATTTTTATTTTTACGTCTTGTGCTAGTTTGTAAGAAAAGAAATTTGCGTCATCTTTTGTAAGGTATATTCCACCTGGGTTCATGATTATCATATCCGGGAAATAGAACGATATGAGCCTGCGTAGCTCAATCAGCATGAATAAGTGGGATTGATACAAAGGGTTGTCAAAATAGTACTGCTCAACTGTTTGACATGGTACAGTAAAAGATTCGTACGGAACAAACGCCACAACAAAAATACCGATGGAGTTTAAGTATTCGATATAGCGTGGGTCCACGGGATCGCCAAAAAATATAGCCTTCTTTTCCATCCGCATGTCCCAGGGTGTGTCAAACTTCATAATGTGCTGGATAAGCGTGTCTGCTGAAGTTTTATTTATATCAGAGAGCAGCAGCATAGCATTATAATAGTCCTTTTGTGGCATGTTATCTTTATTGCGCGTAAGTATATCCCGCACGGAGTTTGCCGAGTCAATCCATGTACGAACACCGGGTTTACCTCCAAGCTGAATAAATAAATTCTTTAAGGTTCGAAATATCTCCGTATCTGAAGACACATAGGGTGGGTCATATACTAAGAGATTTTGTAAGTTGTCTTTTGAGTTTAGCTCCTCCCACACGTACGGAATTAGATCTTTATTCTTCACAGTGTTAAGCAAAAACTTATCACCTTTTTCTAAACGAAAAGATTTAAGGAACTGAATTACGTCCTGTTTAAGATTACCTGTCTGAACGCCTTTTGTCATCACAAGGTTAATAATATCCGTGATAGCATATTGTCGACTAATAACTTCAATAGGTTGATAACCGATAGTATAAATCGTGGGGGCTGGCACTATTTCACCACCTCGCTTGGCTGCATAACAGCCGAAATATCTGAAATCATAACTTTAGAAGTCGCCGGATTAGATACCCTTGGTAAAGTCACAGGTCTACCCATAGTATCGTGTACAGTATGACCGGAATTAAGAATATTGGCCACGCTGCTGGCGGTACTGCCACCAGACCCGGAACTTGCCGCCTGTGAAAGCGCCGGGGCAACAGCCTGGTTAAGAATATTACCACTACTTAAGTCTGCGATAACCTGACTTGCTTCTGCGGCAGCTTCTGCTGCAGCTTTAGCGTCTAAGGCAGCATAACGCTCTTCTTCTTGGGCAGAGTAAGAGATTCCTTTCTTCGCTGCTTCACGCATAGCCTTAACCTGCTCATTGGAAACAAAGGTCATACCAGGAACTTTCTCGGTAAACTGGTCACCTTTATTTGGATTTCCAATCTTAGTAATAGGCATGATTGGCAAAGCTCCCGGAGTTTTAAAAAGCTCCAGGTCCGCCGGTGTTAAGTGTACATTTGTCGGGGTGTCTGTGGCGATTAGTCCATGCTGGTTTACTATTAGAGCCACCCTATCTGGGTCGTCTCCTACACCTTTGACTGCCGGACGTATAATTTTTTTTGCCACAGGAGCTGCACCAGCTGACGGAGCTGCCGGGACGAACGCCGGGTCATTTAAAAGTGCCGGATCAATTGTGATTTCCCCCGAGACTTCTGTAGTACTTCCTGTATTTACCGGAGCCGGACTTTCTACCTGGTACGGTGGGTGTGTTAAACCAGGGGCGTGCGCAGTTATAGGAACCTGCTGCGGTTGGGTAGCACGGAGTGTCATAGCGTCAGACATGTCCTCTTCCACAATAATCACAGGAAGGTCCTCAAAGCCTGACAGCTTTTTAAAGTACTCTTCAGATAAAAGCATCAGGTGCTTTCCGGAGAGGGGTAGTTGTAACCGGCGTGTTGTTTCCATAAAATCAAGAACTCCTGCAGCCTTTGCTGTGTTTATTGATTTGCCACATCCCGGACACTCACCTTTCGCCATTGCGTGTTCCATCTCAGATGAAAGTTTGAACTGGCACTCCGGACATTTAATATAAAATTTCATATTTAGTTTTCCCCTTTTGGAGTGATCTTTTCAACTTCCTCAAGACCTTCGGTGTTTTCTTTTCCCACGGTAAGAATAAGTTCTTGCTTGGCGGCCGCTAAGTCCTTTTCTATATTGCAGGATATGCCGTCTTTTTTTACCTCTGCTGCGCGAACCTCGAGCTCATTTAAAATCCCTTCTGGTAGCTCGCGCTTCGTAATGCGTAGCCACGCTGCAGCGCCCAACGCTTGTCTGTACTTGCGTAAAGATATAGGGCACTTAGCAGTCAGGCGTTTGTCATAATAAATCTGAAATTTTCGCGTGAGCGTCTGCAGGACTGAGATAAGCCAGCCCACAAACCGCGTCCACATATCCAGCTTGGCCGCAAATACATTTACGCGAATCTTCATGCGAGCAATTTCAGCCTCGACCGCCTTGTTACGATCTTCCTTAGATACTTCTACAGTGATGTTCTCGTGATTGTGTTCTTTCTGTGCCATAAAGCCTCCTTAGTGGTCCCAAGTATATTATACGACAATTATCCCTGGTTTATTTCTTCTGCTGTTAAATGCATGTATTGCTTGAGATCAGACTTCCACCAACCTTTCCAGATTAACCAAAATAAGTAATTGCCATGAACTCCCCATTTTGGATAGTACGTAGAGTCCGGTGAACCTGTCCAAGGTGTATAGCGGTACAGTACGGACGTGAATGCGCTTAGTGGAAACAGTGATAACTTTCCTCCGTCAACTAAAATAGGTGGTTGCGGGGTTTGTCCGGCCAGCTTTTCAAACCACATAGGCATGCGAGAGATAGCCGCAATATTTTGTTTATCAAAACCATAGTACTGTTCCTGGTCTCCATCGTCAGTCATACCATAGCCGAGCGCCCGATTCATAATTTTTTCTGGCGGTAAGGTTATTTTGGAGACTAAGCTTTGTTCCTTTTGTAAGTTTACAAGGATGACTTTTGGGTTTAAACCAGCAGCCTTGCACTGTGTGTCCAACCAGTCTGCGTAAAAAACATCATTGATTTTATAGTCTTTAAGAAAACTGTTCTTCTTTTGTAAAAATCCCTGAACATCAACCTGCTGGTATGAAAATAAGGCGTCAGGCATTACGTCGTTTGAAACCCAGTGTGTGTAGTTAAGTTTTGACATGATAGTTCTCCAAGATTCCTTTTTCGGTTAGTGTGCACGCGTAGGCGTACGTATCTAGCATAGAAACCACATGGTCTAAGTGCGCTTTGGTGTGTAGAAAGGGGTATTGGGTAAACACGTTGTGAACAAACGCGCAAGTAAATTTGTCCAGCCGATAGTGGCCAGCCTTAACAGCAGCACGGATGAAACTACGATACCGGTAGTAGTAATCATAAACCAGGGAAACATAAATAATCTGCCGGTTTGCATCTGTGTGTGATAGTTGTCTAAGAGCATTTAAAAAGTCGGCGTACTTTTGGCGCTGTATAAAGTTTGAAAGCTCCGGGTGGCTTAGCAAGACTGTAAGAACTTCAGAGGGACCTATCTGCTCCTTATCTCGTAAGCGCTTCAAAAAGTTATAAAAGCTTACCTGGAACCCTGTGGTATAGCGGGTACGCGCCTTCATTTGTTCTTTTTCACGTAACTGTTCCATTGCCATGGCAACAACGTCTCGCAATTCTTTTACCTCCGGGCTGGTACGGCCCGCTTTTCTGAACGACCAATAGCTCATTAAGTCTCCCTTCAGGTATGTAAAGTATGCCCCAGTTTTCGGCTGGTGTCAAGCCGCGGCCGGCGGCAATAGCAGACCGCCTGACGGCTAGGTCATTTAAATCCACATTCAGTTTTTAAAAGTACTTCGTTTTTGAAGTTTCGCCTTACGTTCTTAGTTATGTCTTTTACGTTCTTAGTTGTATTCTTAGTTCGTATGCCATTTTGACGTAACCATTACGTCATTTTGACGTAACCTCGGGATATCATTACGTCATTTTGACGTAACCTGCCTTTTGTAAGTTTTTTGTCAGTAAGTTATTCACAGGTTATCCACAATTTTTAATAGGTTGATTTCATACTGAACCACCCGGTGTTTTGACTGCCCGACTGGGACCAGTATTTGCTTTTCCTCCAAGTAACGAACTGTGCGCTGGACAGTTCGTAAGGAAAGATTCAAGCTATGTGATAGCTCACTGGCCGACCTGTAAGGCCGCTTAGTGCGCAGTCTGCCAGCAGCGCTATAGTATTCCGCTAGAATAGCGGCGGCGTTTAAACCTAAATGTTTTATCCAGTTATACTGTAGTTTTAAAAATGCTCGTCCACTTTCAGAAGGCTGGAAGCGTTCACTGTTTTTTGGCATATGTCCTCCATAGGGTTGTGTCACCTATAGTATACGACAAAATGACGTAACCTGCTAGTATTGTCGTATACTATACGTGAAGCACATTTCGTGCTACTTTATATGTTCAATATCTGGAGACGTATGACAAAATTTGAAGTAACAAACTATGCAAACATATGTAGAATAACCTCTGATAACTACCTTTTTAACCAGTGGGTGCCCAAAAGTCCGGCACGTAAGTGGATGCGCTTGGAGAAATTCTGGGGTTACCCTATAACAGAATTGCGCGACCTTACAGATTTTTTACAAAAAATAAATGAGACTTTTTGGGTTGACCCCAAGGTGCAGGACGAACTTATAAAGTTCTCTACTAAAGTGGAGATAGTCCGCCGAATTAAAGAAGGTGAGATTACAGATTTCAACATTACTAAACCTGCCTTATTTAAAACAGAGCTAACAGAAAAATTTCAGTACCAGTACGGAGTGATCTCGCAGATGCTTTTAATGCGGCGTGCTTTACTTGTGCTGGACGTTGGCCTCGGAAAGACAATTATTTCTTTATACACAATTCTTAAACTCCGCGAGATGCTCAAAGGCAGCGCGTTAATTATTTGCGAGTCCAATCAGATACACAAACCTTGGCTGGACACACTAATGAAGTTCACTGATATTAAAGACTACTTAATTGTTGAAGGGGACGCTGCCGAGCGTCAGCGTAAAATAGCTCAAGGTAAAGCAAACTTAGATAAGCACTGGTTATGGATAGCTTCATACGACACTGTAAAAATAGAGTGGCAAAATATGAATATTAACTGGACGACTATGGTTTTGGACGAAATCACAAAAGTAAAGAACGTGTCCACGGATGCATTTAAAGCTCTTGATGAGCTTGACGCTACTTACAAATTCGGACTCTCTGCAACACCTGTTATGACAAACTACTTTGATTTATATGGTATAATGAAAACGGTCAACCCAGATGTCTTTACAAATAAAGATAACTTTACAACACGTTATCTGGAGCTCGACTGGTTCGGGAATCCTAAAGGTGTAAAAGAGGGTATGGAGGAAGAGCTTAAACGCAAGGTATATCCATGGACTGTACAGGTGCGCAAAAAGGACGTAGGCCAAGTAAAGCCTAAAGAGTTTATAACACTTCCTGTGCCGCTGGTACCCTTGCAGCAGGTAGAACTCGACCGTATCAATAGCGAGATAGCCAACGGAGATAGAACGGCGTTTGAAAGTGGTACAGTACTCCGGCAAATTTGCAACACACTGCGTATTGTGTCTGAAGTTGTGCCTGTATTAGACTCTGAAGGGAATGCGGTGTACGATGCTAAGGGTAAGGTTAAAACAAAATCACTCTTACGTTATCCAGACATACCCATGGCGGACTCAACAAATAAGGTGGCAGTACTTAAAGACATCTTAAAAAAGAAAGTGGTGGGCGAGAATAAAAAGGTTGTTGTTTTTAGCTTTTTTAAAACCGCGGTATCACTCTTAGAAAAAGAGCTGCTTCAGGATTACCGGGTAAAAACTATCACAGGTGATACGTTACGAGGTTGTAAATTCCCACAGGTTGTACAATGTAACAAGTGTCCAAAGTATCGCTATTGTAAAATGATCAAAAAGGAAATATGGGAATTTGTAGAAGGAGATGTACAAGTACTATTGGGAACAGACAGCCTCTCTAGGGCGCACAATCTTTATACATGTGACACCATTATTAATTTTGATCTGCCCTGGTCCAGTGCAGACTTGGAACAGCGCATCGGACGTATTGACCGTGCCAATAACGTTGCTGAGAAACTCCACATTATCAATTTAGTGACCCTTGGAACCATCGAAGAGCGTATTATCAAAATTATTGAGACAAAGCAGAAGGAATCAGACAAGGTATTCCCGGCCTACAACGTCAGCCTTAGCCGGTTATCCTCAACTATAAAGGTGAAATAACATGAAGTACCCACACCCACAGATCATACCAAAGCAGCTTAATGGTATTATCCACAAAAGTCCCTTGGAACAGATGAAACAGTTTGTTAAAATTCAGGGCGCTAGCGGAAATTGGGATTATGACCCCTATATGTTAGGAATCTACAACGGCCTGGAACTATGTTTGTCATCACTTGAAAAGCGTAACCCTGTTTTTAAAGATCCACCAAAAGTTTGGGGATTTGAAAAGGAGCCTATACATGACGTACTTGGAGCTAATGGCAGCATACAATCTTCAGAAGAAAAAATTATTAGTGGAACCAACGCTGAGTCAGAACCTGTGCAAGCTCCCTCCGGTGGAGCAGGGGGCGTACTTCCTGGACATAAGGTTCTTTAATTCCAAACTCTCTTACAAAGAGAACATGGAGGTCAAGCTATACCAGGCCAAGCTGTTGGGCCAGGAAGGACACTTAATATATTTTGGGGATATCAAAAACAACATGCTGTATCAGCGGGCGGAGCTTCGTGACGGGGAGTACTCTACCTACCTGCAGGGAGGGCTCGTGGAAAACTCGCCGGGTTTTGCTCGCAAGTTTAAATTCCACAAAGATCACTACGTGGTAAAGACATACTGTGGTGGAAAACTTTTTATGGTGCTTAATTTGTCGTATAATATACTTGCTGAGAAGCTGTCTAAAGTTTTTGCACAACACGGACCGCGTTTTGGTAAAAGTTTTTACCAAGTACGGGCGTATGACTCCGGTGCTTCTGCACAGCTTATCAGCAGAACGAAGTTGTTAGGAGATATGGAGATACTGACAATATTGGAGAAGGCAGATATACAGGTGCAGGTTCTTCTTAATGCACCCGGGAACCAAACGGCCGTTCTTAGTGTGAGGTAACATGGCGATAGTAATAAAAGAAACTGTGGGCGTGTATATTGTAAACCCGCAAGATAGGTTTTATAAGCGAGCGTACAAAGCCAAAAACATAAAAAAATTTTTGGCCTCAATAAAGCAGCCACATACGGTTAAGTACCTTACGGTGCCAAACATCTATAAGATTAAGCTCGCGGACATTACACCACTGACAAAGACGTTGAATATTATAGTTATTCCGTCAAACACATTTTTCTTTGACTTGTTCATACACAGCGGGCACATTGTTATGGTGGTATCGTTAGATACAGCCGACTGGCGATACTCACACGGGATTTACTGTCAGTCGCTAACACTCGTACGTAGGTATCTTGGGGGGTTGCCGGTGGATATACTGGAGGGTTCGATGTACCGGCGCATGAAGCCGGAAGGAAAGGCCATAATCCTGGCCAGCATGGTGGATATAAAAAAGTTTGAGTTTTTTAGCAAAATATACTTACGAATTTTAAAGATAAAGCTTGACAGAAAAATTAAAGATGCTATAATAAGGGTGTTGGTTCTAAAAAAGAATAAATACATACTATACTCTAAGGAGTCGGCCTAAATGACATGTCCAAAATGTAATGACTTAGGCTATCTTGAGGATCGCGCACATAACGCAATGGTAAGATGGTGTGACTGTCCTGCGGGTAGACGCGTCTATAAACTGCAGTGGGATAAAAAGCTCGAAGACGCTGGAATACCTTTAGAATTTTGGAATTTAAGTTTCAACGATTTTTGTCCCCAACAGGGGTTTAAGTCCCACTTAGTATTCATGCGTGATCTGGAATTCTTTCTTAAAAACATTGAGACGCACCGGGCCGAAGGAACTATGTGGTTAATATGCGGCGAGTCCGGCGTTGGTAAAACTTTGGGTGCCGCTTGCATACTGAGACAAGCCATACGCAGGGATTATAAGGCTAAGTATACGGTGTGGACTACCATAGTGGACGCCACACTGAGCACCTTTGAGAAGGACATTTTAGAAGATATACTGGACGTAGATTTTCTTGTAATAGATGACTTAGGTAATGATAAAATAAACGTGAACACTAAGTCAAATTACTCCGCCGACTTACTGGAGAAAATAATAAAACCGCGCTACAGCAATAAGCGTCCTACCATCTTAGTTTCTTCTAAGCAGTACAAGGACTTAATACCAAAGTATCCTATTTTGCAACACATGATTCCTGATGAATGGCGCTCGTACGTTACCGGTGAAAGTTTTAGAACAAAGAAGATAGCGATAAAGCCTCCATCGCCGCCAAAACAAGCCTAACCTAACCTGAAGGGAGATATATGCTGGATATAGAAAAGTTAGTCTTACAGTATGCATTAGTTGTTCCAGGAACTACTAACGAACTGCTCTCTGCGGGCATAGACTCTTCATTCTTTTTGAACGTAACAAACAGAATTGTAGCGGGCTCCTTATTTGACCACTTTAAGTTATATGGTCAACCTATTTCTGCCGGCGCATTGCGTATGAAATTATTGCAATTGCAAGTTCCACCCGCGACCGCAGAGGAGTATCTAAGCTTTGATACCGGAGCTGTTGTAGATTTTCAGATAGACTGGTTGATTTCAGAACTTCGCGCGCATAAAAAGAAAAACATTATTGAAAGTGGTATCCAAGAAGCTATAATGAGTCTTCGCGGTACGGATCCGCTGTCTGCAGAATCAAACCTACAGCGTACAATTTCTGAGTTATCCAGACTTAATACGTCCAATAAGCTGGTTTCAAATTTAAATGACGAAATTGGCTCGATTGTTTCCGGACTTAAACTTCCAAAACAGGAGAACTTTTTTCTGACTGGCTACGCCGAGATGGATGACGCCACAGGAGGATTTCTTCCTGGATGGCTGGTCCTCTTAGCAGCGCTCCCTAAAATAGGCAAGTCACGTACTTTGGTAAATATGGTATGTAACTATGTTCGGCGCGGGCAAAACGTTCTTGTTTTTTCTCTTGAAATTGCTAAGGAGCAGTATATTAATCTGTGCTTAAGCTGTTTCACGCGTACACCCTACGCACATGTAGAAAAACATATGCTAACTCCTGAAGAAGACCAGAAAATGGCGGAAATTACCACGCTTCTGCAAACGTCTTACGGAAAGCTGGATATCGTGGATACTTTAGGCAGTTGCACACCCACAGACATACAAAGCTGGATTAACAAACAACAGCAGGAAAAAGGTATTAAATACGACATCATAATTGTAGACCACGCTTCTATGATGCGCCCTGACCTGCCTACAGGTAAGGATCATTTAGACCAGAGTCAAATAGCTTTGGATTTAAAATCTATGGCGCGTAAAAATAACCAGGTGTTTTTAGTAGCTTTGCAGCGTAAGAACGACGAAGCCAGAACACGACGTGCTGTTAAGAAGGACGACGAAACACCTGATGCGGGTGGAGAGTCCATAGGAAGGTCTTTCACGTGGTACCAGCTCGGTGACATCGTTATGATTATACAGAACGACCGGCCTGACGGTTTAGCTATTTCAACATTAAAATTTAGCGTAACCTCACGATGGGGCGCTTGTACGTCCTTCGCTTTAATTAAAGATTTTAACACTACCGCCGTACTTTCAATAAAAGATAATCCTCAGATGAAGGGTATGTGGGACGACGGTACACTCGGATAATTCCAGGAGACTCGCATGAAAATAACTAATAAGTTTGGAGATATTTTGGATTATAGTAAAGACGATCTTCGTAGTTCTATAGAAAAAGCCTTTCGTATGTCTGAAAATTCAGTTATTGATGAAGTCGTGGACGAACTTACTGAGCAAGTTACCACAAAACTTAAGGCTCTTAAACCTATCACAACGGATATAGTGTCTTCGGTCGTGGAAGAAGTTTTGCGCGAAGGCAGCTACTTTGGTGTTTTTGAACAGTACCGGACACATCAGCAGCTGAAAGCTAACTTACAAGCTTCTGCAGGTGTACGCAATGTCTTTAACAAATACCTCGATAAGTCCGCGTGGGAAATTAATGAGAACGCAAACATGTCTTACTCACTCCAAGGATTAAATCATGCAATAATACGGGGAGTAATTGAAAAGCACTGGCTGGAGAAAATATATCCTGAAAAAGTTGCCATGGCATACCGTGAAGGTTTTATCCATATACACGATTTAGACGCTCTATCCGCATATTGCTGCGGATGGGATTTGCAAGATTTACTCACGCGTGGATTCGGCGGAGTCCCCGGAAAAATTTACTCCGGGCCGCCAAAGCACCTATCTGCAGCGCTCGGCCAGTTAGTAAATTTTTTATTTACACTACAAGGTGAAATCGCAGGGGCTGTAGCAGTGTCTAATGTTGATACGTACATGGCGCCTTTTATTGCACGTGATAAGCTGAGCTACAAGGAAGTTAAACAGGCCGTACAGGAATTTATTTACAACATGAATGTACCAACACGCGTGGGGTTTCAGCCGCCCTTTTCTAATGTTACATTAGACTTAACCATACCTAAGCACTTGAAAAATACGCCTATAATTATCGGAGGATTGCCTCAAGAGGAAACTTATGGTGAGTTCCAGGCAGAAGCCGATATGTTTAACAAAGCATTTTTTGAAGTTATGTCCGAAGGTGATGCACATGGACGCATATTCACATTTCCTATACCGACGGTTAACATTACAAAAAACTTCGACTGGGAAAATCCGGCATTAAATATTTTGTGGGATGTTACTGCTAAATACGGTACAGCTTACTTTGCAAATTTTATTAACTCGGACATGGACCCGTCAGAAACCAGGTCTATGTGCTGCCGTCTAAAACTGAGTTTGCGGGAGATTCACAAGCGTCATGGCGGGTTATTTGGGTCCGGAAGTCTTACAGGCAGTATTGGTGTGGTTACGCTAAACTTACCAATGCTTGCCTATGAAGCGAAAGGTTCCAGAGATAAGTTCTATACTAACATCGAGAAGTATCTTGAAATAGCTAGCAGGTCTTTAGAAATAAAGAGAGACGTTATCGAGGCTTTTACTACGCAAGGATTATATCCTTATACTAAAACTTACTTAGAAAGTTCATATGCGCGGGATAAAAAATACTGGGGGAGCCACTTTTCAACAATAGGTCTCATTGGTATGTACGAAGCTGCCGTGGCGCTAGGGATAGATTATACTTCCGCAGAAGGTCGTAAGTTTGCCGAGACCGTGCTGAAGTTTATGAATCGTAAACTTGTGTACTTTCAGAATACTACAGGAAATTTTTATAACTTAGAGGCTACTCCGGCAGAAGGAGCTTCGTACAAACTGGCGTTGGCTGCAAAAAAGAAATACCCGGATATTTTTACGTCCGGTGTTGCCACGCCTTATTTTACAAACTCAACAACACTACCTGTCGGGCACAGCACTGACATCTTTAAAATACTAGAACACCAAGATACGCTGCAAACATTATATTCGGGTGGTACAGTTTTGCATGCTTACTTAGGAGAAAAAATTACAGGCGACCAGTCTAAACTTATGGTAAAAAAGATATTAAGTAATTATAAAATACCTTACTTATCAATTACACCAACTTTTTCTGTGTGTCCTGCACACGGGTATTTGGCAGGGGAGCATTCACTATGTCCGAAGTGTACTGAAGAGAAAGACACGTTAATAAACAGAATTGCCCAACTTAAGGAGGAACTAAAGTGAGAATGGCAGACGAGCAGCTAGAGCTGGAAAGTCTCAAGCGCTATGAAGAAGGAAAACCCAAAATTAGCGTAATAGTCCCATGCTACAATCGTGAAGCCTTTATTCAGGAGTGTGTAGTATCTATAATGTCAAATGACTATATGCGCCGCGGAGAACTAATCATTGTAGACGACGGTAGTACTGATAGTTCTGCCCAAAAAATTTCATCCCTAGTTGACATGTATACTGCCGATGGATATACTATACGTAGCATAAAGCATGATACAAATCGTGGCGTATCTGCAGCGCGTAATACTGGAATATCGGACTCCCTTGCGGACATTGTAGTTTGTATCGACGCAGATGATATAGTCCCGCCAAATTTTTTGCGCAAGAATTACCAGAACATGTACTCAAATAAAGTGGACGTTTCATATACAGAGGTTCAGTGTTTTGGGTCCGAAATAACCAAGCATGCGTGGCCAGAGTTTTCACTAGACCATTTGCGGCGTGAAAATTACATACCATGTAGCGCCATGATGCGCAAAGATGTATGGGTAAAGGCTGCAGGTTTTGACGAAACTATGAAAAGCGGACTAGAGGACTATGATTTTTGGTTAAATGCAGCACATTTCGCAACAACTAAGTTTAAAAAATGCAATGAGACCATATTGTTGTGGCGGAAGCACGATGGAAATACCACAGCAGCGGCAGACCAGGAAACTACGCGTAAAGAAATATTAAAGTATTTAAAAGATAAGCATAAAGGATGGTATCTTGGAAATGGCGAATTATCCTAAGTTAACTTTCACCATGACAACATGTCAGCGCTTAGACCTATTTAAGCGTACAATGGACAGTTTTTTGAGCACATGTAAGGACCAAGACTTAATTGAACGCTGGATTATTTGTGATGATGGCAGCTCACAAGAGGACCTTGACAGTATGAAACAGCTTTATCCTTTTTTTGAGATACACAAAAATCCAGGTAAAGGACAGGCCGCCAGCCTGAGTCACTTATTTAGTTTACCTACTACAGAATGGATCTTTCATTGCGAAGATGATTGGGAGTTTCTTAGAGTGGATAACTACATACGCAAGCTATATGATATTGCCGTACAAGACCAAAAGTTTAAAAACATTATACTCCGCGACTGGGGAGGTGACTTACGGCATTGTCCGCTCACTGATGTGGCATACACGGTTCATAGATATGATCCCAGTTGCACAGACGACGGTCAGATTATACGTACAGATTGTCACTGGTTCGGATACTCTTTTAATCCCGGATTACAACACTTGCCTACGCTAAGGGAACTTAATCCCGGCGCAAGCACCTTTGATATCACCCAGCGGTATTGGGATAAGCATATAGCGTTCCGGTACTACGCGAAGGGCTATCTTCGCGCAAATCTGATAGGTGGTTATATTAAGCACTTAGGAGATGAACGCTCCGTATACACAGCAGATCCTGCAAATGTCCCAAAAGTTATTCTGGTTACACACAAGAATCCGGAAGAAATAAAGGACCAAGTACTGGAACTTATGCATAACACACCTGAATCCTACAATTTAAATATCACAGGTAAAAAATCTTCGGCGTCCGTAAATCGTAATGAAGGTTTAAAGTTTACGACCGCTGCGTATATAGTTATGCTAGATGATGATATACGAGGCTTTTATCCCGGGTGGTTGACTGATGCTATTCGCCCGTTAAAAGAAGACCCTAACATCGTGGTATCGTCCGCACGTTTACTTAACTTGAATGGTCAACCCGGGCCTATGATGGGCGGTTTTGGTATTCCTACAGATAAAGGCGTATATGACGCGTCTCCTAGTGGTTATAAAGGTTACCGGCGCGTTCCAACAGCGTGCATCACTATTAGAAATGACACCCTACGTTTCGACGAGGGTTTCATTGGTTCGGGCTACGAAGACACAGCTTACATGAACGAAGTTAACATAACTTACCCGGGAAAGCGCATTGTTGTGAACAATGACTGCAGGCTTATCCACATAAATGAAGAAAAGAACCAGGGTGGAAAGTACTTTGAGCACAACCATGCGAGATATATGGAGCTATTTCCGGATGATGAACAAACACGCAACCAAAAAGATTGGACTCGGAGAGCTCAAAAATGAACAGCCGTGAAATTTTGGACTTTATAGCCTCTAATTGGCAAGGACAATATATACCATCGGACATAAGTTACGCGACGGTACCTGACGCAGATCTTCCATTGATGCTTAACGATAAGATTATGGAGTGGTCACAGGGTGCTATGTCCGGCCCAGACATACTAGTTTTAACTCAGTGCTGCCAGAGTAAGGATTTAGTAGTCGAACTCGGCACAGGTCTTGGCGGTACCACAAAAATTTTAGCACATGTTGCCAAAGCAGTTATAACAGTTGATATTTTTGAAAAGTTTGATTTAATTGTTGATGATCTCCAAAGACAAAATTATCGTGCCTGGCGGGAGCGTTTCCCGCTAACTTACGCGGATTATAAAGCTAATGTATCCGCGTATTACCCAAATATATCGTCGGCTTGTGCACTGACATACGAATATGCTAATTATGCTGAAATGAAGGACTGCCAGGCAGACGTACTCTTTATTGATGCGGACCACTCTTATGTGGGAGTCAAAAAAGATTTTACTGCATGGTTTCCTAAGGTTAAGGACAACGGTATAATACTTTTTCACGATACGTTTATGCAACCAGGAGTCGCTCAGTTTTTATCTGAGCTTCCATCTAACTACGGTGGGTACCAACTCGTGCGATTATTTCCTGACGTTAATATGACAGGGAAAGAAGCCGAGCCAACATATGGATCCCTGACCGGATTCCAAAAAGTAAAGGAGTAACAATGAGAACTTCTAACGTCATACAAGAAATTGAACTTAATACTTCAAACATTTGTGGAGCGAGTTGCATCATATGTTCCAGAGCGCATGGAAACGGTAATATTCCATTTATGCCGCCGGAAATCTTTAACGAACTCGTTAAACAGTTGAAAGACGTAGATTTTAAAATGATACAAACGTCCGGTAATGGCGAAGCACTTTTAAACCCGCACCATTTGGATTACATATCAACCATACGCAAGAATTGGCCGAGCATACCTATGTGGACGTACAACAACTTTTCTTTCATGACCAAAGATAAGGCGGAGCGTATTGTTAACGAGCGCCTGTTTGACAGCGTCACTGTTCGCATAGACAGTTTGCACAAATGGATTTTTGAGAAGAACTCTAATTTAAACCAGGATATCGTCTTTGAAAACTTGAAGTACTTCTTAAGTATAAACAAGGACATACCCGTAGTACTGCTATATAACAATATAACGGAGTACTACGCAAAATGCCTGCGCGTTACAGGACACCGCCCGGCCCGGGATTACTTCTCCGATGCAGATCTGGCAAAGGTAACCAACGAAGAGCAGGACATACGTAATTACTTTCAGCCATTTTCTAAAGTACCCCTGCGCATGAGTCATATGGGACACAGCTTATGGGGAGAACGTCACCACGCGCCGCTGAACCCTACGGCTCCTTGTCCTAAGTGGAACGTCATTAACAACGTCACGTGGGTGTGTCCGAACGGTGACATAGACGTTTGCTGCTACGACGATACGCAGAGCCGGTTTGTGGCGGGCAATATTATGAAAGAGCATATTTTGGACATCTTCTATGGCCCAAAACGCGCAGAAATACTCGCCAATATAAAATCGCGGGCATACAAAGATTACCCGTGCACAAATCCCGTCTGTTGTTCTTTTGGAGACGGCGGAATGGAGCCAAAATAATGAACATTGTAGCGTTGTGTAAGACATTTAGAGGAGAAGAATGGCTAAAGCCTATGTTTGATAGTATAGCACCTTTTGTTAGCAAGGTGGTATTCGTTAACTCAGAAGTATCCTGGACGGGTATACGTGGGAACACATGCATTGCGGAGATAAATAAACTCATGGGTGACCCCGCGAAAGCGCAAAAAATTGTGTCTCTGACAAAAACTACCACTGACCAGGATGAACAGTGTACTTTTGGGTATGAGTATATTCGCCAGCATTTTCCATGCGACTACGTGCTACTTATAGATACGGACGAGATCTGGGACAACACAAACTTTAATAAGGCTTTGGAGTTTTTAAAAGCAAATCCTAATCATAACGTATATCGCTGCAGGTTGCACGCGTACGTAAAGTCACCATATTATCGCGTGGTTCCTCCAGACCCCCTATGTCCTGTTGTCTTTATAAAGCCCACCATTTCTAAGCTGGGTCTGCCAGCGCGTTGTTGCAGTCTTACACCCTATGTAATAATGCAGGATGTATATTACCACCATTACGTACACGTTCGAAAATCTTTTAATTTGGTTCTAGAAAAGATTATATCCTCGCATAACTCTGAGAATGACCAATATGCGGATATGGCCGAGTGGGTTCCTAATGTATGGAATAAACTCCCCAATGTTGAAAATATTCATCCTGCTCTAGGACGCGCACACTTGTGGAAAAGTATAAAAATTATAACTGAGGCAGAATTACCTGAAGTACTACAAGACCCCACATTAGCAATTGCGAATCAATTCAGGAGGAAGGTATGAGTCCGCAATTAACAACACGTTTTGTAATTGATCCCATACGGCTTTGTAACCTAAAGTGTAAATTTTGTTACCACTTGCACTCGCATAGCACTTGGAAGGATTACACATGGCCGTTAGACAAAGCAAAAGCCTGGATTGACGCTGGCGTGGCACGAGGCAACAACTATATGGATATTACCGGAGGAGAACCTACGATATATCCATACATTGAAGAAATAGTGGCGTATGCAAAATCCAAGGGAGTTTTATCATGTATAATCACAAACGGTATCGTAACTAGAAGTAAGGCTGAGTCAATACTAAACGCGGGATTGGACGGATGGTTGATCTCCCGGCACGGATTGAAGGACACGCATAACAATGTCACAAATTTTTCTCAGGCCTATGATAGGCAGCTGGAATTTCTGGAGTTCATAAAGGGCAAAGCGCAAATCCGTTTTAACTGTGTCATTCATAAATTTAATGAGTTGGAGTTAGACAAGATCGCGGATGAACTGCGCCCATATTGTCCGGAGATTGTAAACTTCATAAACATGAATCCACATACTGACTGGATATCCCAATCTTTAGCTACGAAAGACGTAATCGCAAATCTTAACACAGTAGAGCCTTTGTTAAACGCTAGCATAGCGATTCTTGAAAAATCAGGCATTGGCGTTAACGTGAGATATTACCCCATGTGTCGTATAGCTGAAGAATACCGTAGGTGCATTTGTAATGACCTTCAGGTGCTATTCGACCCCTATGAGTGGGATTACCAGATAGAACCTAAGACATTTCAGGCCTATGAAGCTTGGGGCAAGAATACGAGTAATTGTAATGAGGAAAAAGGCGACCCATGTAATCACTGCGACCTACAGAACATATGTGGTGGAGCAAACAAGCATTGGCACAAAGCAAGTAAGGATATCCATGGTGAAGTTCTTAAACCACAGCAGCTTCTCACTCAAGGCATAAAAGACTTTTACTACTACAGACAACATAATACGCGGACGTTAAAGCCGCGGGTATGATATGGACGCCATGGAGCGCACAGTGACACCCATTAATTTAGACTACAGAATAGATAATTATGAGGACGCTTTTGATACTCCAGAAGTTCCTTTCCCTAAGGAGTTTCCAGGTCTAAAGCTTCCTCGAGGCATGCTTTCTGTAAAAGAACTTCGCATACTCACAAAGTATAGTGAAAATGGCGTATGCTTAGAGCTTGGTACGTTTAAGGGTAAGGGGACAACGATGTTATCCCAGCGAGCTAAAAAAGTTTATACTATAGACGCATATTTCGAAGAGTGCTCCTTAAAATGCGCCGAATACACATTTGAGGCATTAAAAAAGCGCTTCGAAGGTACCAACGTAGATGTTATTAAAGGTTACACAGCAACTGTTGATATACATGATGAGTTTGATCTAGTTTTTATAGATGCAGGGCACTCATACGGCCAGGTGGCGGCAGATTTTGAGAAGTGGTTCCCCCAAGTTAAACCCGGTGGAGTCATTATATTTCATGATTACTACTATTTATACCCCGGTATTATTAAGTTCGTTCACGAAACTCTTGATAGCGGCCGAGTTGAAAAACTTGAGTTGTCTGATAGTTGTTTTGTTGTAAGAAAACTCTAAATCCTTCTTGACAAATGTAGTCCTTCCTGCTATACTGTTTCCAATAAGCGCCTTTAGCCTAACGGATCAGGCGGCGGGCTACGGACTCGCAAAAGGTGGGTTCAACTCCTCCAAGGCGCGCCAATAACAATACTGAGGAGACTTATGGGCGTAAGAAGGTAATAAGGATATCCAAGCAAGTGCGGCTAAGCCAGCATAGTTAGTTACCGGGGAAGCGTAATCCTTAGGACAAATAACTAGCGTGTACGCAGTGTTGGCTTAGCCGAGGAAAATCCCGGCATATTGGGGCGCTGTACCGGAGTTAATTCCGGACGAGTAATCGATGAATAGGGGACAGAGACGAGGCGTAGCAAAGCTTTAGCTGAAAAATACGCAGCGTGAGTAGCTGCGTTAGGGCTTCCTCAACCCAAGGCTATAGTGAATCTGGTAGTGGGCAGTCCGCAGTTAAGAGCTAGGGCATATGAAACGGCCAGACCTGAGCTACTAAAATGAGACGACCAACCTCTACAGCATGCAAGACGAAATAGGCGGACTATGACGTGACCCCACCGAGTCCGCGGGTACGTCGCTTAGATTGATACTTGCATAAACAGAACCGGGTTTATGGATACCTGAAAATAAGGAATACTATGGCAGCAAAATGTACGCTTTGTGGTAATGACGCAGAGTATGGAAACATGTGCGCTGAATGTATGCAGGGATTCAGTTCTGTGTCCTCTGTGCGAAAGGCGGAGATTATGAACGAAGACCTAAAAAAGAACGACACAAAGAAGCTGCAAAATTGTCTAAGCTGCGATAAGCTTACGACAGATAACAAAATTTGTAAGGCATGTGTCGCGGAATATCTCCCGAAGCTCAAGGAGTTTATTGATAAACATCCGGAACTGGATAACTATATGCGGGTTAATTTTCACAAGGAGCTGCCTATACCGCGCAGGGCCTTGTATGCTCTTGATCAGGCGGGATTGATTAAGATTCGAACTAAATAAGTGTTGGTTGTAGCTCAGTTGGTTAGAGCGCCAGGATGTGGCCCTGGAGGCCGCCGGTTCAAGTCCGGTCAGCCAACCCAAATTCCCGCGTAGTTTATGTGGTAAAATGCATCCTTGGTAAGGATGAGAATCGGATTCAAACGCCGACGTGGGATCCATAAGGGCCGCTTTGGTGTATGGAGTAACACGCGACTTTCGTAAAGTCGAGAACCGGATGCAAACGCCGGCAGCGGCTCCAATATAAATTTACACGTGTATATAAGTTATAGTCACGTGACTATAAGTTATATACAGCAGATTCCGGCGTATCTCAATTAGTAGAGAACCTGCCTTGTAAGCAGGGGGTTGTCGGTGCAAGTCCGACCGCCGGATCCAAAATTTGAAAGGGGAATATATGACGCAGATTAAAACGAAAGTGGACGTGAAGGGATTTTACACAAAGGTTGTAATTCCAAAAGGTACCGTTCTTGACGTAAAGGAAAACCACGTTACAAGGTTCCTGGTGGAGTTTAAGAACAAGTACTGGTTTATTGATAAGCACCAAGCAGCAAAAATATAAGGTAGCGGGGTATAGCAGTGGTCTAGCTTTTTGGGCCCATACCCCAAAGGTCGCTGGTTCGAGTCCAGCCCCCGCCACCAAATTTCTTTTGGTACCCATCTGTAATTGTCGTATAATATACATGAGAACATCTTATTGAAAGGAGATACTCATGACCCCATCAGAAATAGTAAATAGCTTAAATGTGTGGCACCCAGCATATGGGAAGTTAAAATTGCGGGGTGGTGGTACAGACCTCGGATATTTTGAATTTACCTTGGAGTCCGATCCGGACAAAAAAGTAAAGATCTACACACAGGATTTTGATAAGCTTACCAAAGAAAAACCTACTAACGACACCGCTGGAATGAAGTTTGACGGCGGAAAACTCCGCTTTGACCTCATACCCATGGAAGCTCTACAGGAAGAAATGAAAGTTCTTACCCACGGAGCGAATAAGTATGCCCCGAATAACTGGAAGCACGTTAAGGGCCGTATATGGCGTTATGTCGGCGCGGCCGGCCGGCATCTTATGACCTGGTTTATGGCTTACCTCGCATGGTGGGTTACAAAGGATGAAAAGTACCGCCTTCGTGGTAAAACAATAGATGACCTTTCAACGCTGGACTTCGATACAGGCATAAGCCATATGGCACATCTGGCATGTTGCGCACATTTTCTAACAGAGTGTGAACGGCACCCGGGAGACGACGAAATGGAAGGTTACCAAGAATGAGCCAAAAGAAGTGGAATAAATACGCTAGAGTATATTATCATAAACACAAAGCGGAGATAGCGGTCCGCCGAGCGGCGCGGTACTTGAAAGACTATGGTGAGCAAGCAGCGGCCAGGGAATTAATTCGCAAAGAGGTGTATGCTGTAGCAAAGGAGTTAAATAAAAAGCTAAAGGCGCTTCAAAAGCAGTACGTCAAGGATAAGAAAGGCGCCTGGCAGACAGTTACGTTAGATGAACTTGGAGCCAGGAAAGATTACCTGGAAACAGTGTATGAGAACGGAAAGCTTGTTAAAGAGTATACATTTGATGAGGTAAGGAAGAACGCTGAAATATAGTAGTTCGCTGGCCCCGGGTCCGTGCTGCTGAACCCCATTAGCGCGTGTCGAGCGGGCCCGGGGGCAACTACTTGAAAGGAGCAATAAAATGAATGACATGAGGATGGGTTTAGACGTGCATGGAGTGATAGACAAAATGCCGGAATTCTTTTCGGCTATGTCAGAAGCAATGGTTAATTATGGCTTCCAGGTGCATATAATTACGGGGCACGCGTGGACCAAAGCGTTTGTTAAGGAACTTGAAGAACTGGGTTTCACAGAAGGACTTAACTATACACACCACTTTTCTGTTACAGACTACTATAGGGAAGAACCGGCAGCTAAGGTCAGGTTTGATGAAGATGGCAACCCCTGGATGGACAAAGAGATGTGGGACCGGGCTAAAGCTAAGTACTGCCTTGATAATGATATTGAGTTGCACATAGATGACTCTGACGCGTATGGTAAGTACTTCAAAACTCCATATGCCAGATTGACGAGGTGACGCATGGAACCGATAGAAAAATCAGAAGCTTTACGCGCCGTAATAGCCAGATTGCCCATGGTTGAGTTTACTCCGGGTTCGAACTTTAGGGAATTATTTGAAATATGTTATGAGAAATATACTTTGGATAATAGCCGAAGTTTTATGTTTTACTGGTTAGATGTTGAAGTCATGCTGATTGCCGGCGGAAAAATAGATCTAACTGTGTGGAGGTGATCCATGGGCAAAAAAGAAAGTTATACATGTGATATATGTGGAAAGCCTTGTACTTTAGACGACCACATAGATGACCTTCAGGTAATATTTACGACTGAACAGACAGAGGGACGCTCAGTTGAACCACACTTATGCAGCGTAGACCTATACGTGTGTGACGCATGTAAAGAGCATCTATTGGAAGGAAACTATCTGTTTGCATCCGGAGCCCAGGGACATAATACCTACCACTTCCCTAAGAAAAAGAAATGAGGTAGACATGCTTGACGGCGTTGAGGTTCTGGGAGGCATTGCCGCGGTACTTACTACCATTGAGGCAATACCACAAGTTATTAAATCTATACGTACGCGTAGTACCCGGGATATCTCTTTAGGATCCATTATGGTGGTTATATCCGGATTACTCTGCTGGACTGCCTATGGGGTAATAAAGAAAGACCTATGGATTGTTCTCTCTACAGGAATTGCCACGTTATTTTACATAACTTTACTTGTTGTGAAACTGGCATTTGAGAAATAAACCCCTTGACAAATTACAGCCTTTCTGTTATAGTATGTCATACGCGAGTATGGCGTAATTCGCAGCCGCGCCAGACTTAGGATCTGGTCCCGCAAGGGGTGGGGGTTCAAGTCCCTCTACTCGCACCATAGGGCTGTAGTCATGGGAGCCCACAATCCCGTGTCCGTGCACCGGCCTACGATAAGCCGGCTGGATTTATAGATCTTGGGCCTTCTTAGAAAGCCGACTGCGCAACAGCTGGGTGCTTTCGGTGGCAACCGAAAGGTTTATGGGTAGCAGAGTATAGGGTGGTCACTTTTAGGAGCCCTCAATGAACACCAACAGCCCTAAGCAATGGCAAGGACCGTCCTATAGGCGTCCCTTGTGAAGCGTAGCCCCCACACTTGAGGTGGGCGTACTTATAAAAGGTTTCTTGCCGAAGGGCATCGGTTTCCGTTTTGTTCGTGGGACTAAGTCGACTCCTTGCAGGGACACGGGCAATGATAACCGAGAAATTATTGGCTTACGGGCTTAGCGGCCCGCGGACTGCGCAGCTAGGGCAAACTGCGAATTGCCAGAAAACAACCCGATTGAAATTATAAAGCGAGGGTGGTGTAAGATGAAGAACTTAATAAAGATCCATTCATGAATAGTAAACGTGGGCATTACATATATAAGTTAAAACAGTTGTATCATCATAGGCAGACTGTAAGAAAGCATGACTCTATATACTGGAGCCGCTTTGCAAACTGGATTTGTGAGGAGAGGCCAAATGGGCTGGAAAAACCTAAAGAAGTTTGATATTATAGGAATAACTAAGAGACGTATGCGGCAGTGTATGAAGGACAATCCGGAGTTGCGTTTACAAAATAATCCGCAAAGGATAGCAAAAAAGCGGAGGGTGTTGCCGTGGAATTCTCCAGGAACATATTCTGTGAGCGTTGACTTAGCTGCTGGTCCCATACAGGTGGGCTCCACTGTAGTGTTAACAAATACGGGTAAAGTAAAGGTGACACTAGATGCACATACAAAACCCTTTGGAATTGCGTTGTCCACAAGTGATTCCAAAGGTACGGTCACAATCCAGGTCTATTAAGAGCGAACGTATCAGGGTTCCCACATTTGAAATCGCGGCCAATCCGAAGATAAAGCTTAAGGATTTGGCGCTGCGGAAGTTTTCGATACCAGGAAGATGGAAGCACGAGTGTCGTAATCCACAAAGGATACCCAAGAAGCGCCGGCCAGGGTTCAGAAATCAGCGGCCATATAGTCCTTGGTTAGACCAGAAAGCAGGAAAGCTTATATCAGATAGGACGCTTGCGCAGGAAATGGGACTAGATTATGACGCAGAAATGTTTAAACTATTGAAGGAGAATTCGCAAGATGGGAAAAGTAATACTATATGTGGGCAAGGAACAGAAAGTGCTACACGGAACGTGGAAGACAAAGACGGGAGCCCTGCTAACAGGGGAAGCTCTAAAAAGTGAAGTAATAAAACCGCACTTTGAGATAGAGAATGCTTGCTGGTGGATTCTGGGTGGCGCCGGTAGGGCATTTTCAATGTTGCACAAAAAGAGCTTACGTAAAATTAAATTATAGCGAGTGTGGTGGAATTGGCAGACACAGTGGTCTCAAAAGCCACAGGGGCAACCCATGGGGGTTCAAGTCCCTCCACTCGCACCAAAAAGGAGTTAAGATGTTTTCTGAAATATCAAGAAACAAAAAGACAGACTTTATTTATAACTCAAACTTAATTGAAGAAATAGGGTTTGACAAAAAAGAATATAAAGACTGGGACTCATCAAGCTACCCGGAAATATCCGGGCATGCTATGGCGACAGACTACATGTTACAGAACTGTAGTACACAACTAAGTGAATATACCATTTTGGTTATGCATGGCATGCTTACACGTGGCTTGGTGCCTAGTAAATATCGTGGCGCATATAGAGATTGTATGGTATATATTGGCGGTCATGAAGGTCTGCCTCCTGTAGGTATAAAGCCAGCGATGTCACAGCTTATACGACATGCTGCTGTAGCAAAAACTGAACAGGACTGCTGGAATATACACCACGAGTTCGAGGTCATTCATCCGTTTATTGACGGTAATGGCAGGACCGGAAGGTTAATACTTAACTGGATGCTTTTGCATAATAAGCGTCCGTTTAAGATCATAGATATCAAAGATAGATTTACGTACTATGACCAGATAGAGGAATATCGGCGCGAGCAACTGCGCCGGAAGTATGAATAGCGAGTGTGACGTAATGGTAGCCGTACAGGACTTAAAATCCTGTGGGGGAAACCTCGTGTGGGTTCAAGTCCCTCCACTCGCACCAAAAAGGAGAACCTTATGGCAGCGAAAGATTCAGTGCTAGTAAGGCTTATTTTTACCGACCCTAAGTACGCGCCAGAACCTCAGGGTATCGAGAACATAAGCCGATTATTTAATGAAATTTTTAAGGACGGCGGAATACTTGTCATTCCGGAGCATATTACAGTAGAATGGGTAAAGGAACGTACAAAGGAAGCACTACTGGCTAGACAGGCCGCAGGGCTGACTTTGGACATGGAAATACTCAATGCGGTAAAAGCTGTAGAAATACAGCATATTCGCGTGGATTTTGAGTAGAGCTCTCTAAGAAGGCGTAGCGGGTTGGTGGTCTAATGGTTATGATGCAGGTCTCCAAAACCTTGCGGTGGTGGTTCAATTCCATCCCGGCCCGCCAAAAAAAATGCTTACTTTTGTCGTATAATATACATGAGGAAATAAATCATCTTTTGAAAGGAGATGCCCATGAAGTTTAAACCAACGTTAAACCGTATTCTCTTGAAAGTGAATGAAGACTCTAGCGCCCGCAAGATAGGTGGAATCGAAATACCGGAAACTGTTCAGTCCTTAAAATCCTCCAAGTGCCGTCAAGCTACAGTAATAGCTTCTGGAAATCCATCCAATGCCGACATAGCACCTATCGCAGTAGGACAGCAGGTCATTATTAATCAATATGGTGGAATCGAAGTTGAATTTGAAAAAGAAAAATTCCTGGTTGTAACATATGAAGATATTATCATGACGGAGGATAAATAATGCCTAAGCAGATCAAATTCGGAGAAGAAGCAAGACGCGCTTTACAGGCTGGTGTTAACAAACTGGCTGATGCAGTAAAGGTAACACTTGGGCCTAGAGGCAGAAATGTTATTCTTGGCCGGCAGGTTGGCTCCCCGGTCATAACGAACGACGGTGTAACCATAGCCAAAGACATAGGCGTGGAAGACGCTTTTGAAAATACCGGTACACAGCTGGTTAAAGAAGTGGCATCAAAAACCGGTGACGTGGCTGGCGACGGTACTACCACAGCAACCTTGCTTACACAGGCCATCTACAATGAAGGTCTAAAGAATGTAACTGCCGGGGCTAATCCTATGCCGATTAAACGCGGGATACAGATGGCCGTAAAAGCTGTTGTAGCCTTTCTTAAAGAAGGCTCCATAACGCTTAACTCCAGCCAGGAAATAAAACAGGTCGCCACCATTTCAGCAAACAACGACGCGGAGATAGGTGAGCTTATAACACAGGCAATGGAGAAAGTGGGCAAGCACGGAATAGTTACCATTGAGGAATCCAAGACAGCCGACACGGAGCTTGAATTCGTTGAAGGTATGCAGTTCGAGAACGGTTACGCTTCCCCGTACTTTTGCACCAACTTCGAAAAGATGACCGCGGAATTTGAAAATCCATACATCTTGTTCTACGACAAGAAACTCATGGACGTTGAAGCACTGGCTACACTTATGTCCAAGTGTAAAAACGAGAATATTCCGCTGGTTGTCATAGCAGAAACCATTGAGACAGAAGCACTGTCTATGATGGTATATAATAGGGCTCGCGCGCATTTCCCTTGTGTGGCGGTAAAAGCACCGGGTTTTGGCGATCGCAGGCGCGACATACTTCAGGATATGTCTATCTTAACGGGCGGCCAGGTAATATGTGATGAACTTGGAACGGACCTGTCAAAGGTTACCTTTGACATGTTAGGTGTGGCTAAGAAGGTTATAGTAACCAACAACACCACGACAATTATTAGCGGGGCAGGTACACCCGAAGCTGTAAAGTCCCGCGTTGAAAACATTAAGCTCCGTATGGCAGAAACGCAGTCTGATTACGACAAAGAAAAACTTGGTGAACGTATGGCCAAGCTTTCCAGTGGCGTCGCTGTCATTAAAGTAGGTGCGTCAACAGAAACAGAAATGAAAGAGAAAAAGATGCGTATAGATGACGCTCTCCACGCGACAAAGGCTGCCATAGAAGAAGGTATAGTTCCGGGCGGCGGCGTGGCATTACTACGTGCGTCAGAAGTTCTTTTCAACATTAAGGCCAGTCCCGAAGAAATGGTGGGAGTGGACATAGTCAGGAAAGCACTCAGTGCACCAATTATGCAAATAGCTTCAAACGCTGGAAAAGATCCCGGCGTTATAGTAGAAGCAGTCAGACGCTGTAAAGACGTCAACATGAATCATTTTGGGTTTGACGCAGATGATTGTGAAATCAAAGACCTTGTAAAGGCTGGTATCATTGACCCCACAAAAGTCGTTCGGAGCGCGTTAGAGAACGCTGCAAGTATCGCGGCTCTGTTGCTTACGACGGAAACGGTCGTAGTTGACTTGCCAGAAAAAAATTCATGTAATCACGGCGGCATGCCCTCTATGGATGGTTCTTACTAACATTCGGAGGTAGCCTATGCAGTTATTACTACAACAAGAGTCAGAGATATCTCTGCCTCATATGGAAAATTTCGCCATCGTTTTATGTGGTGGGGGTGGCGCCGGTCGTTGGCAAGCTGGAGTTTTGGCGGCTTTGGCTCAACAAGGCGTCATAGAACGCGCCCGCGTAATATCTGGAACGTCCGTGGGTGGGATTAATACAGGAATTTTTGGTTTATACGGATTGACACAGGGCGCAACTTCCTCTTTAAATCCCTGTCCTACTCCAAGATGGCATCAAGCTGTAGACGTATGGGAGTCAATAACCAAAAATTCTGATGGCTATAAAGGTGACCTTACGAGCCTTCCTGGACAGATAGGGTCGGGAGTAGGCCTTCTTGCAGGTAGTGATTGTCTTTTAAACCCGGACCCTTTGCACCAAAAAATAGATAATATTTTTGGATCACTGGATATGGAAGCAGTGTCTGAAATTTCCGGTGTGCACTTAATGATCTCTGCAATGGACTTAAATTCACAGCTTGAGGAATTTTACACCAGCTTTGGACCAGATCGCAGCATGAAAATATCCGAAGCTATAAAAAGAACCTCGGCGCTGCCTGTCGTTTTTAAATCACAACCAGGTAAAGATTCGGCGCACCCTAACGCCGTACACTGGCATGTTGACGGCGGTTTGGCCGCTAATAATCCATTTTTAGCCTTGAATACCTATAACAGAAATTTTCCAGGGGCACAGGTAAAGAAAGTTATTATTGTATACTGCTACCCTGATATAACCACGGATATTGGTATAAGTACGTCAACAGCTAATGATAACACAGAGTACAGAATGGCACGCGACGTGGCTTTACGGTCTTTGGGGGCAGTTATGAATGGGCAAGAACAGATGGCTGAGTCGGTAATTATAGACAAAGTTAAAGAAGCCGGCTGGGACGTGTTAGCTTTGTACCCAAAAAATGCTCCCTGTGATGCTATAAATTTTTCCAAGACCATATTGTTGCAGGAAGGTTACGACTATGCTGTTGCCGGCAAGGGTTACTCTTACAGAGATGACGCGACTATAAACATTATTGATTTTTTAAAGCGTACATGAGTAAGAAAGAACCGGATGAAGCATTAGAACCTATAAGAGTGCGCGCACTTATAGAGGAAGCCAATGCCAATGTATTTGTGGAAAACTTCCTTTACGCAGAGAAAGACGCACTACGCATTGTTTGGCTAAGGTTCCTTTTGGAAGGTTCCACGCCGGAAAGAGTCATCACCCAAGTTAAAACTATATCTACAGACTTTAACATACAATTGTTGCTCTTTGCTGTAGGGCGCTCGTACTACCTGAGTTATTCTTCTGTACTTGGTGCGTTCCATAAGGTTAAAAGTTGGCAAGGTGCGGTTCCGTCCTTGGAAGAAATGGATAGACTGTGTATTTCGCAATTTCGAGTAAAGTCGAAGGTAAAGGCTATGTTTCTTGAAGACCGCTGGAGGAAGCTCAGTGACGATTATAACCTTAAAGACTCACGTTAAAGCTACCACAGTAGGTACTATACGCCGCGTCATGGAAAATCCTGACATTACTGTGGAGTTAGTTACAAGGTTCGGGGATTATTACCTAAAACGTACTTTTGGTAAGATCCTTCAAATGCTGGACTTAAATTTTACAGTACAGTCAACTTGCAGCGAGTCATACATAGAGGTACGCGGTGGAAAGATATATTTCCATATTTGTGACATAAATAATACTGATACAGTTTCGTGGCTGGTGTACGTCGATGATAATTTAATACCTGTTGAGAATTATAATGTGGAATATTTTGCAGACCCGGAAGATGATACCAATATGATAAGAAAGGTAGTTGTGCCTGGCAGCGCATGGATATAGTTCAGTACGCACAGTCAAAAGGAATGAAAGTCAGAGCGATTGGCAACGTTTACCGCGCCATATGCCCATTCCCTGACCACCAGGAACGCACGGCTTCCTTTACGCTTTACCCGCGCACCAACAGCTTCTTTTGTTTTGGATGCAGAAAGTCCGGCAGCATGCTTAAGCTTATGCGTCTTTATGGGGATCCCATTCCACCGGAATTGCTTCAGGCTGAAAAGGACCGTCGTAAGAACGAAAAGGTGGCCAGTATTTTTCATCGAGATAGACTCAAGCGGATCCAAAACATCATCCCGAAGATAAGGAATGCGCGTAAACATTTTAAAAACCAGACCATTCTTAACAGGCGGGTATTCGCTATGCAGCGGGCTATCAAGGAGATACAATTGTGAAGATATTACACTGCGCTGACGTGCACATAAAGTTGAAGAACGACAATCGGTATAAGCGCGAGCTTATTACGTTTTTACAGTTTTTGGTAAAGACGGTTTACGAACAGAAACCTGATTATCTATTCTGGGCCGGTGACGCTTTTGATAAAGACGTTCCTACCCCAGAAGAATACACACTCTTTCATACCGTTATTAAACAAATAAGTGATTATGGTACTAAAATCATTATGACGCAAGGAAATCATGATGAGCCGGATAACGCCGAAGCGCACCACACGCTTAATCCGATCAAAGCACTCAAGATACCCAACGTATTTATTTTAGATGAACTTGACGTCTATACCTTGCCTGGAATAGATGTTTTGGCATTACCTTACAAGTACCATGATAAGGAAGAATGCAAATTAAAACTTCAGGAGCTCCATAATAATTATGCAGGTCAGAATCTTTACTTTATAGGACATTGCTGGGTAGAAGGTGGTATGGGTGTGGCTCCCCCAGCATCAGAATTTGTGATTCCTTTAGGCGTATTAGCAACTTTGCCAAAAGTAAAATATGGCGCCTTGGGACATATTCACATAGCTGGTAACGTCTTTGGTCAGTTCTTTTACTCCGGGTCACCTTATAGAACTACTTGGGGCGAGGAAGAGCCCTCCAAATGTATGCTAATGTATGACTCCGATACTGGAGTAACTTCCCAGCTGCTAACACCGGCGATTCCAATGCACATTTTTGACGTGCGTACATATACTGAGGACGACCTTAACAGAACCGGACAAATGGTTAAAATTCGGGCCGTGGGTGTAGACGTGTCGTTGCTTCCTAAAATAGAAGAGTTGAAAACACTGCTGGAGTCGCGAGGAAACTATGTATATGTAGAGAAGAAAGTTAATACACAATATGTGAGCGCTACTGCAGATAAGAAAGATATTTCTGTGGAGGGTTACATCGCTGAGTATGTTAAAAACAATGATGTAGTACCTTACAAAGCAACACTAAATGCTATAGTGGAGAAGATTATTTCTGGTGAGATAAAATCCGGAGCTTCACCGTTTAATATTTCGGAGTTAGGCCTGGAGGACAAAGATGCGCTTGCTTAAACTACACTTAAAAAATTTCATGGCCCATGAAGATACTACTGTGGATTTTACGGTTCTTGGCTCTCCAGTGCTTATAAAAGGCATGAATCTGGACCGCGGGAGTGAAAAGGCCTCCAATGAAGCCGGAAAGACTTCTATATTTAATGGCATTGATTATTGTTTGTTCACAAAGCGGCATATTAAGCTACGTCGAGGAACAACAAACGGGTCCACGTCATTAACGTTTGAGCATCAAGGGTCTGTTTACCAGGCCACTAAACGATTCACGGCAGACGACTATACTTCCGAGCTTCTAAAGAACGGCCAGCTTATTTCCACGCAAAAATCCGAAGTGGAGAAGTATATGTATAATCTGATAGGAATGTCCAGGGAGCTTTATGAGCACACGATTTACCAGAACCAGATGTCTACAGACGCGTTTGGAAGCGCAACGAAGCAGCTAAAAACCGGATTTATAACAGACATAATGGATATTTCTGTATGGGAAGACAGGCACAGCGTGGCAAAAGATATACATAAAACGCTTGGTGACTATAAAGCTAAAAGTGTGACAAAGAAAGAGATGCTGGAAGTTCAAATCAGCCAGAAGAAGACCGAGGTTGCAGCTATGGGTGAGGAAAAGATACAACAGGACTTAGGTCGGAAGCAGGCGCTTTTGGAGTCAAAGAAGCAGCTATTATCTATGCAGTCGGATACTACTGCGATGGAACAGCAGAAATACAAGCTAACCGGACAGCTTCAGGCGCTTAACTCTCGCATTGCTGTAGCAGAGAAACAGCTGACCGAGAGCAATGCTGACTTGGAAAAGCAGCGGGCCATCTACGCTGATATACAGGCTAAGCTCGTGACGCCTATAGAGGAAAACTACAAGAAGACCTTACTGTCCAACGCGCTATCTGCGGAGAAGACTGTGGCGGCAAAAGCCCAGGAAATGCAGACCGTTGCCATGCAGATTGACGACGCAACCAAAAAGAAACCTATAGTTTTGGCCCAGCCTAAGTGTCCTTTTTGCAGAAGGGACATGGATATATCCTGGAAGACCGAGCTCGAACGACATTTAGACGGTGAGATAGCTGCGCTACATGCCAAGTATGCTACACTGGGGTCCGAGTATGCGAATCTTTTAAACATGCGTTCCGGTCTTGCCGAGCAAGTAGAAGCTCTTAACAAACAAGTAAAAATGTATACTGAACAAGTAGGCAAAACGACTGAAGTGACCGCAAAAATTTCTAAGTGTGAGGGAATTGCGGCTGCGCTTATTCCGGAACTTACGAATAATAGAGCTGAAAGAGACTCCGCAAAGACCCAGTTGGACGATGTCATAAAGCTTTTGGGCAATACAACGCCTAGTCAGGCCGCAGTGATTAAAGCTGATATGGAAACTATAGAGCGGGAAATAGATGTGTTTAAGACCAAACTCGCCACAATAGAGGCGTCTAAACAATTTATCACGGCAGCGGAAGGTCAGCTTGCCGGCATGCAGGCCCAGACTGCCAGGTACATCACCGCAGAGAACCTAATGAAACACGCAGCTAATATAACTTCTATTAATGGTATTCAGAAGGTCAAGATATTGCATGCGCTTGAAGACATTACACAGATAGCTAACTCGTTTCTAGCTCCTGTACATAAAGGAGTGTACTTTCAGTTTGACAAAGCTAAGAAGTCCGGAGAAGGATTCAAACCGGTATTTGACGTTATGGTAGTCAATCAGTACAAAGAAGTCTCTGAACTCGAAGATTGCTCGGGCGCTGAGGCAGGCATAGTCAACTTCGCGCTGCGTATGGCGTTGTCAACGCTGGTGGCCAACAAGTATGACTTTAAATACCTAATTATAGATGAAGGTATGAAAGATATGGACGAGCCCTACTTAGAATTTATTGCATCAGCAATTAAAAATGTATCTAGCCAATTCCAGGTATTCCTGGTGAGCCACATGAAGCAGCTTAGTGAGGAATTTTCAAATACACTTATAGTCAGGAAAGAAAATAAAATATCCAGAGTCTTGACAGCGTAACAGCTAGCACCTATACTTTTACTGGATCTTAACAGACATCAGAGCGGGAGGTTTAATGGGAACACCTCAAAATTTGGTTGACCTTCCAACCTGCCAAATTTCTGCAGCCAATACTCCCACAGTCATCGGCGCACCTCCCATTCTTTTCCTCCCGCTCTTTAAATTGGAAAGGACACTATGCTTACAAAGATATCTGCCACAAAGCTTGAGTCATACGTTTCATGCCCGTACAAATTCTATTTGCGCTACGTAAAGAATGTTACACACCAGCACCTATCGACGGATTATATGCTCATGGGTACGTGTGTACATAAGATTTTGGAAGAGTTTCATTTGTATGTAATTGGCACCAAGTTGCCTGAGGACCCCATAGGTCTACGGTTGTCATTATTGGAAGCCGCCTCACAACTAACCATGAGGCACGTTCGCACAATAGATAATGCTCACCCTGGAATGTTAAGACGCATAAAGCTCGCAGAAAGCGATGTGTTTGGAAAATATGTAAGGCCCTACGTAGAGTACTTTATACTGAATGGTTTCTACTTAAAGCGGCTGGAGCCGGAGAAACAACTTGATACTACGCTGGGTGAAATAGCAAACTCCCTTCCCAGGGAGCAGCTAAGACCATCGTATGAAACTTATAAGGACTGTTTGGTGCAAGGCAAGATAGACTTAGTGGTGTATCCGGACTTAATCATTGACTTTAAAACGTCCGCGTCGCCGGCATCCATGAAGGACCTTACAAAGAGTTTTCAGACCACATTGTACTCTATAATCTTTGATAAGGACCTGCAGTTTATGTTTCTATACTTGAGCGAAAAGATGAAGAGTAAGATAGTTGACATAAAGAAGGTTGACAGAATAACAAGGTTTAACATGCTCTTGGAAGTTATGGAAGCGATCGATGGATCTGTCCGGTATAACAAAAATCCTAAGTCATGCTATACGTGTATTTTTAGAAAGTTCTGTTACTAAAATATTAAGGAGAAAAATCATGCTAGTAGGTTTTTATGCGATGACGGAAATTACCCTTGAAGTAGACTATGATTTGTACTCCGGACCAACCAAGATGTCCAGCACTGTAACAGAGGGCGGGAGATTTAGGCTGCATATATTGCCAAATGACATCAGGACGCTTTTGGTCGTTAGCCGGGATTTTGCTGGCACTACAGTGGAACGCGAAGCTGTGTACTCTGTTGAAGAAGCGCTTAAAATGGGTTTCCTGGCCAAGATAGAGCTCGCCGTGGATAAAATTACCGGACAGGGAGCTTTTACCAAGTATAGCAGCAAAGTTAAGGCCTACGAGGGAAAAAAGAAAAAGAAACCTGTTGACAAATCTGGACAATGATGGTATATTATAGGAAGCTGTCGGGTTCGTTTAAAAGCAGGACAATGGGTTTTCAATCCATGAACAGCGGAGCGTTACCGCTACCCGACACCAAATTGCCAGGTAGAAAAATTGGTAACCTCAATTGGTTTTGAACCAATCGCGAAAGCACTGCTGGTTCGAATCCAGCCCTGGCAGCCAGTAGAAATAATTTGGGGGGAGAAGAAAAGATTTGTGCAAGGTTGACAGATTCCACCATTTAAGGTATACTTTCAGTAAAGATTTACGGAGGTATACATATGAAGGAAAAAGTAATGCCGGATACGTCCGGAAAACTAAGAATGCACGTCGAAGTAGAATGCACCTACTGCAGAAAGTTATTTTGGAGACCTAAGCGGTTCTTAGATAGACACAAGAGGGCTTATTGTTCACCAAAGTGCGCTCACGCAGCACAGCAACAGCGTGTCGTTGTAACGTGTTATCACTGCGGAAAGAGTTTTACAAGAACTCAAACCAAGCTTAAGGGTAGCCGTAGTGGATTTTATTTTTGCTCTCGTGGGTGTAAAGACGCGTCACAGCGTGTGGAAAACAATGGACATAATTGGAACCCGCGTTATGTTAAGAATACGGGTAGGTACACATACCGTACCATTGCTTGGAGAAATTACCCACATAAATGTGCTTGTTGCGACTACGCTGAGCACGAAGAGGGGCTGGAAGTTCACCACATTGATGGTAATAGAAGGAACAACAAATTAGAAAACTTAATCATTTTGTGCGCTCTTTGCCACAGACTTGTAACAAATGGCGTTTATACTATAATAGATAGAAAAATGGTTAAAAATACTGAAGAGTTAAAGTCTTTGACAAGATGTTTAGACGCTTATGATAAGATTACGGGCCGCGGGACTGCATAGGGTGGTCATCTCACTTGCAATGAGAAAGTCAGCCGGGAGCGTTACCCGGGCGGTCCACCAAATATAGAAGGGAGATTTATGCCACTGACCGATGACGTCATCGAAAGCCTAAATCTTTCTAAAGATTATAATGGGTATACGCGCCAATTTACCACCAATGAAGGAAGGCTAGCTTTACGCGTGGTGGTTTCACCGAAAAGGCGTAGGTGCCCGCAGCGTATTTCAAAGCATCAGTACATCATGAAGGGAACAACAAGTGGGCGAATGAGTTCAATGTCGGCAAATTTCGCGATGCTGTATGGCATGGGCCGACCAACGAAGTTGGGGGACCTAAATGGGATCTGACGAGGTTATAGTAGATAATGGTAAAGTCTCAAAAGACTTTGTGGTAGGCCAGGTTTACTGGAGTCCCTTATCGGGCAATGCAGAGGGAATAACTGTAGAAGTAAAGAAGAAGCGCCATAAGCATCCTCAAGCAATACTTCGGCGCAGTAAAATGTCTACAGGTTTTAAAAAATATGGAAACTTCGTGAACAACTTGGACAACTCGAGATTTTAAGCTTGACATTATAAGTAATTTTTGGTATGCTGTATATAGCGGTGCACGTTGGACTTATAGTTCTTTCTCAGGCGGGGGCGACCGGATTCGACAGGGTTGCCGACAGATTAGAAGCGTGCCGAGACTCGCAATCGTTATCGCGGGAACAAACAATTGCTAACCCAGACCTAGCACTTCAGGCTGCGTAAGTAATGCTCTGCTCAGTAGGCTGACTCATTGCAGCTGAACATGGAGAGTGTATAAATTAGAATGCGCCAATGGGTTCGGAGAATGACGCCTATAGTAATCCGTAGCACAACTAAGAGTTAGGCGAAAGCGCGGAATGACTGCTAACAAACACCGCGCCGGAAATCATGATGTTAGACTACGCACGTAGAAGGAATCGATACGTTACCATGGACCTGGGTTCAATTCCCAGCGCCTCCACCAAAAATGCCCGACATGATGCCGGCTTCGGCCGAGACATCGAGTACTGCATCCTCAGGTAGTGCCCAGAAATGGGTATAAAGTAGACCGGAGAATTCTAGAATATCCGGGCGACTGCTCAACGACGAGGCATTCACTTAGGTAGGTAGCCTAGAGCTACTGGACGGTGATTTATAAGGCAGGCGGTGCAACTCCGCTTAGGGCACCGACTTATACGGACGCTCCGTGTTTCGCTTTTAGAGCGTTTAATATAAAATATTTCTCTTGACAAAAACATAAACTTTTGGTATAATGAACCCACGATAAAAATACTTAGCCCTTAGGGCGGAAAGAAGGCAACACATGAAAATCATCGAAGCGTTAAAAGGACTGAAAGAGCTCAAAAGAAAAGCAGAAGATCTTCGTGACAAAGTCTCCAGACACTCCGCGTACAAAAGTACTGAGACAGCAGTTTACGGTACAAAGGAAGACCAGACCAAACAGATAAAGGAATGGCTGCAGTCTCACTCCGACCTCGTGAAGGAAATAGAGAGACTGACTCTCTGCATACATAAAACCAACCTGGAAACCCAGGTAACAATAAGGCTCGGCGATAAGGATGTAACCAAACCTATCGCGGCTTGGATTATCAGACGCACTGAGCTTGCCACGATGGAAGCCAGGGCATGGCATGGTCTCACTGACAGACATCTGTCAGAAGGAATGGAGACCAACAGCGCGGGGGAAAAGATACAGGTCAGCATCGTAAGGTGCTATGAACCAAAAGAGCGCGACAACAAGGTTATGCTTTACACGAGCGAACCTGCAGAAATAAACAGCAAGCTCGAAGTGATAAATGCTGTTACGGATTTAATCGAGAAGTAGGGAGGAGATCCCGGGTTCGAGCCCCGGCCTGCGGAGGACCCCTTTTGGGTGCGCAGATGTGGTGTAGTGGATAACACACCTCCAAAACACGGAGACGCGGGTTCGAATCCCGCTGGAGGCCCCTGGGCCTCTGTCGTCTAGAGGCTAGGATACCGTGCCAAAAGTTCTTTAACAGTTCACAGAGCCTACGTGCAAAGATAAAAACCGATACCAAAAACCACGAACTCCCATGACGATAATTGGGAAAATACAAATTGGATTGTATAACACCGCATTTTTTGTAGGATGTCTCCTTCGGGAGAGTCTAACAAAAATCTAAGGGTAAGTCCGTAAGCCTAAAGTTCGAAAGTTCGAAAGACTCAATTTTCGAAAGAACGCAAGGAGGACGCCCGCAAGTCCGGAGCTCAATGCAGGAATGCTTAACCATTCCACCATGCAGAGAGAACGACCTAAAACAAGTTAATGTTTATGGTTTTTATGCTCGGAACTTTTTAGGCTTCTTGCCTGGGAGGCGCTGTGAATTTTATGAAAGATTTGTATTGACAAACAGAGGTGTTTGTTGTACAATGTAGTCGTAATAAAAAAAGAATGAAAGTGGTGACGCTCAGTGGGAAAACTCATATCAGCCATGCTTACAGCCTTACTAATTGCCGTCGGTATTTCTTTAGCCTGTCTAGTTTACGCCCTTCCTATTATGTTGCTATGGAACTGGCTCATGCCCAAAATCTTCGGTCTCATTACTATTAATTTCTGGGAAGCCCTTGGTCTTTGTTGCTTAGCAGCGTTTTTATTCAAAAGTTCAAATACAAAATCCGAATGAAAGGAGGTATACTTATGGCAGAGAAAAAGAAATTCAGCATCGCAGCACTGTTTATCAAGGAAGACGAAGCACCGAGAACACCTTCTACAAAAACAGAGGAAGTTCCAGCGGAAGCCACAGAAACACAGGCAGTATCGGGCCAGGTTAGCGAGGAAGTTGCGTCAACACTCAAAGGAATCCTGGCAGAGAACAAGCTTGACGGATTTGAATATCTTCAGTTTCGGGAGACGCTCAATAATATTGATATAGAAGATGAGAGCGTAAAGTTCAAATCAGCTATGGCAGCGGTTACAGCTATGAAGGGGAATCCGGAGGTTCTGCTTACGTCAGCGAAGTCTTACATTATGGTACTAAAGGACCAGTCCAAAGAGTATTCGAAACTTATGGCTGGCAAGCTTGCAGACGTAGCAGAAAAAGAAGGGGAAGCCGCCTCAATGCAGGCACAGATCGAAAAGCTGCAGGCCAGCAAAGCTTCATTGGAAGCCGGCGCAGCAAAGACAAGAAAGAATATAGCGGCCAAGCAGGCCACGTTTGACGCGACGTGTGCATCACTGGTTGATGAAATAGCAGCAGATATAGAAAAGATCAAAAAATTCAAGAAGGTTTAAGGAGGCAACATGGGAACTGACTTAATGGGAGCACCTGTTAACAAACCGAAAAACTTCTGGGAAAAGCCGGAAGGAACCACAGCGACCGTGGTTAACGCAGTAGCCCTCGGTGGCGGCGCAATTGCGCTGGTTACATTCGCACCGGTGCTGCTTACACTTATGACAACACTTTTCGGGGCAGTATTGCTCGCGGGATTGTCCGCGGGAGCCATATTTCTGGCTATGCAGAAGAACTTTCGCAACCTTATGTGGTATGGCTATCAGAGTGCCATGAGGGGAGTCACAAGCCTGTTTGTAACTATTGATCCAATAGGTATTCTTAAGAATTACGTAAAGTATCTTAAGGAGAATTTGGAGAAGATGGACAGCCAGGTAAGCGGACTCGGCGGACAGATGGAAGAAATGAAGCGTACAATGGACTCGAATCAGTCAAGTATGACAATGAGCCTGAAGTTAGCGTCAAAGGCCAAAGAAAAGGGCGACCAGATAAATACCACGCTTAACGCGAGGAAAGCCGGAAGACTGGAAAGCTCCAATATTACTCTAAGAACCCTCTATACAAAGATGGAAGTCATGTACCGCGTGTTGTCAAAGATGCGTGATAATGCCAGCATCCTTATAGAGGACACAGAGAGCGAGATTGAAACACGGGAAGCCGAGTATAATGCGATGAAAGCCGCACATGGAGCTATGAAGTCTGCCATGTCCATCATCAATGGTGACCCGGACCAGAGGGCAATGTTCGAAATGTCTATGGAACAAACTGCAGACTCTATCAGTCAGAAACTTGGCGATATGCAGCATTTCATGGAGATCAGTCAGAAGGTTATGGACTCAGTTGACCTAACCAATGGTGTTATGACTGACGACGGCTTGAAAATGCTTGAGGAATGGGAAAACAAGTCCACCTCAACTCTCTTAGGCGATGACAAGAAATCTGCGCTCGATGCAGCATACGATGACAAGCAGGTGCTGGACGTAAAGAAAGGTAAGAAAGCAAAAGGAAGCGATCTCGAAAAACTAATGTAAACATTCTCTTGAAAGGAGAAAAACTATGAACAAACTGACAGGTTTTGCGAAAGGGTTGATAGCGGTAGTTATCGGTGCGGTCATCTTCGGCGGATGGATGTATGCAAAGAAATCCGGCTTGATGGACAAGATCGCTCCGGTAAGCAAGGAAATGGCTTCAGCAGGTGCTGTAGTTAAGACGTCCGGGGGCGGCGGTAAGCTGAACAGGCCCATCCGCGTGGGTATTAACACGTGGAGCGGATTTGCCGGCATTGTGTACTGGAACAAAGGCATGAAGGCAAACACGGAGTCAAAGTTTTACACGAATGACGGGCTCCAGGTAGAGATACTCCAGATAGACGACATTCAGTCAGGTAAGAACTCCTGGATAGCGAACAAGATTGACGTATGGTATTGCACGGTAGATTCCTTCCCGGTTGATGTTGGCGGGATAAAGTCGCAGCAGCCTAAGATTATTCTTCAGACAGACTGGTCACGCGGCGGAGACGCTATAGTAGTAGCGCCCGGAATTAACACGGTAGCAGACTTAAAAGGTAAGACTGTGGCATGCGCAGAAGGTTCACCTTCACACACTTTCTTACTGTGGATGCTTAAGGCGAATGAGATGCTTATGACAGATATAAAGCTTATTAAGGTAGCGAATGGTATTGATGCGGCAGCAGCTTTCAAAGCCGGCAAAGTAGACGCGGCAGTATGCTGGTCACCGGATGACCTGGATTGCGTAGACGCCATAAAAGGCGCGAAGGTTCTAATTAACACGAAAAAGGCGTCGAACATCATAGCGGACGCTATTTATGCAAAGAAATCCTTTATCGAGAATTATCCGAAAAGCGTTGAGGCCCTGGTAAAGGGATGGCTTGAAGCGAACGCGGCTATCAATGGTTCAGAGTCGGCAAAGACAGAAGCGACCAAACTTTTCGCCACGAACTTTAATGTGCCGGAAGTGGTTGTGGACGTAAGGAACGCCAGGCTTTGTACATACGGGGACAACATGAATTTCTTTGAGATGAACCCGGCCTACGCAGGTGTAACCGGCAGGAGCTTGTATGAGGAAATGTCAAACGAATATGGCAACATCGGACTTGCAGGAACGGACCTTCCTTACTGGAGAGAGATCGCAGACGTGTCCATACTTAGGGGACTATCCAGTGTTCTGACCGGCCCGGAGCAGTCAGCTGAAGGCAAAGCAACATTTGCGCCGGTTGCCAACGCAGACTCCCTGCAGACGATTTCGTCAAAGAAACTTTCAATATCGTTTGAGTCCGGCTCGGCCATACTGGACCAGAACGCTCAGTATGTCATCCAGATGGGCTTTGGCAGCTTTGTTAAGTCCTTTGCCCGGTCCAGGATTAGGATTGAAGGAAACACAGACAGCGTAGGCGGCGATGAAGTAAACCAGCCGCTTTCAGAAAGACGCGCCCAGGCTGTGGCCAACTTTCTGATTAAGACCTACAAACTCGATTCGAACAGGATCCTTGTAGTGGGCAACGGATCGAAAAAGCCGGTAGCTTCGAACGATACTTCGGATGGACGCGCAAAGAACAGAAGGACAGACTTTGAGATAGTAGAATAACATAACCGCTGTAGGGGGTGGGCAGAGCGTCGCCCACCTCCTATGGCATATAAGGAGGATATGCATGAATAAATTTTTTGCCTTACGCGGAGAATTACCCAAGAAAACCGCAACCATTATATTTTACGCCGGGCTGGCCACGCTTGTGTTCTTGTGGTGGGCTATTACGGCGTTCACAAAGATCAGCCCTACACTGCTACCGTCACCGGCTAAGGTGCTGGCTTCATTCAATGAGCTTCATTTCCAAGACGCATTGGTTCGCAATACCATATATTCTGTAAAACTTAATCTTCTTGGTTATATGGAAGCCATTGCAGTTGCGGTCCCTATAGGATTCCTTATTGGACTCTTTCCATTATTCAGGGATATGTTCCGCCGGCACCTGGACGCTATCAGGTTTATACCGCTGACCGCGGTGACCGGGCTCTTCATAGCGTGGTTCGGTATCGAGGACAACATGAAAGTACAGTTTCTGGCATTTGGTATCATTGTATACCTGCTGCCTGTAGTTGTGCAAAGGATCCAGGAAGTTGATAACGTCTATGCTCAAACCGTGCAGACACTCTCAACCAAACAGTGGCATATAATTAAAAAGGTGTTCATTCCGGCGGTACTGTCAAAGGTGTACGAGGACATCCGCGTTCTTGTGGCCATATCCTGGACGTACATTATCGTGGCTGAAATGGTAAACAAGTCCGGTGGTATCGGTGCTATGGCGTACCTCGCCGCCAGGCAAAGCCGCGTGGATAAGGTATTCGCGCTGCTCGTGGTGATAATACTTATCGGAATAATACAGGACAGACTGTTCATGCTGCTTGACAGGGTACTCTTTCCGTACAAGTATAAAAAGGAGAAAGTATGAATAAAATACTAATGGGTTACGCTATTTTTGTTTTTGTTTTTCTTAGCTTTGCTCTTGTTGTAAACGCAGGCGTACCGGGCCTGTCAGAGTTCGGTGACATCTCGGGCCAGGAAAAAGCCGCCATTAATGCATTTGCAACAAAGACTGACGCAAGCGTAGCGAATTTGCAAAAACGGGTATTGGCGCTGGAAATGTGGGCGAACATGAAGGACCAGGACCCGCGGGTTCAGATACAACAGCTGCAGGCGCAGGTAAAAGAATTACAGGCCATCGTAGCGCCTTTGCAGGCAGAGAATGAGCAGCTTAAGAAAGAAAAGACTATCCTATTACAGACGCTGAAGGTTTACCAGACAGCGCCGAAGGAGAAGTAATATGGAAAACGTAAAATTTGATAATGACAAAGACGTACCCGATATAATTGAGCTGCAAAAGATCAACCAGTCCTACGACGGTGGTAAGACCTTTATCATAAAGGACCTCGATTTGCTCCTGGAGAATGAGCCTGGAGAGAACCAGGTTATTTCAATCTTGGGCGCGTCCGGATGCGGAAAATCTACGCTCTTGCGCTACGTGAGCGGTCTGCAGGTTCCTACAAGCGGCGAAGTAAAGCTCTACGGCAAGCCTATCGACTATAAGACAATAGTCGGCATGGTCTTCCAGAAGTATTCCAGTCTGCCCTGGCTCACTGTTAAAGAGAACGTAGCTTTGGGTCTGGAGTTCCAGGGAGTTTCAGAGTCAGAACGTAACCAGAGGGCTTTAGAGATGGTAGACCTTGTGGGCCTCACCGGTCATGAGAACAAATATGCAGAGTATCCTACACTCTCTGGCGGACAGCTGCAGCGTGTAGCTATCGCGAGAAGCTTGCTAGCGAACCCGAAGATCCTGCTTATGGATGAACCTTTCGGAGCCCTGGACATCAACACCAGGTTGAACATGCAGGAACTGCTTATGTCCATCTTAAAGAAAGTTAAGGACATGGCGATTATCTTTGTGACGCATGACATCACCGAGGCTGTGTACATTTCGGATGATATTTACATGATGTCGGCCAATCCCGGGCAGATCGTCGAGCATGTGAAGGTACCATTCGAGGGCCGGTCACACTTACTCAAAAGGGATATGAAGTTCGTTAAACTGGTATACGAGATTGAGGATAAAATGAAAGAGATTAGCGCCGCGTCAGCTAAAAGGAAGGTGGCATAACATGCAAACAAAATCAGAACTGTTTGGATTTGTAATAGAATTTAATGAGCAGGCAAATCAGTGGGTTATTACTGATGTTGGCGCTGAGGTATACAGAGACGTAGATCGTAGTAAATGTCTTGCTTGGGTTAAGCGTAATAAGAATAGAAATGTTGAGAAGATCTCGGCGTATAGCAGCCACTTTAGTTTTGGTGAGATTACATCCGTTGCAGATGAAAACATAAATTATCCCCACGTGTGGTTTACGATAATAGATAAAGAGTATGGGAATAGCCGGCGTAAGGAACGCCTTGAATCTCTGTATCCAGCTACGGAGGAAAACAAAGATATAGTGACACGGAGATGTGAACTGAATAAACAGATTGAAGCGATAGAAAATCAGCGTGATAAGTTGCAGCTCAAAGGTGAGTTCATTTTGAAAGATGGTAGAGTTATGGTGAAACCTAAGAAAGCCCTCAAAGAGAAAAAGTCCCAGGAGGTATAACATGAAATTTTTCTACATGTATGGAAATATCGGGACACACAAATCTACGTACGCCCGCTACATAGCGGATAGGCAGGGTACGTTGATTCTGGACGACGACGAGCTGTATCATGTACTTTGCAATAAATCCTGGAAGTTTTATTATAATAAAGGCATTCAGGAGGTAGTTCTGCAAATGTTTCAGGGGGCCGTGTCCAAGCTGCAGGAGAATGCTGTAAAAGACGCAGTGGTGGCTACAGCATCCCTGGATCCGTTTATGTTTTCTCTAGACATAAAACCCCCAAACCAGTTATTTATAATAGTTACGGGTAATGGAACCAGGGAATTCAGCCTGGAAAACCGCAGGAAAAACCACCGGGGAGTATCCCAGGAAGAATGGGCTATGGTGTACGACCAGGAAGCCGCAAAGATTCGGACCGGCTTGGCCAGTCTAAAAGAAACACTCGAAGATAAGACCTGGCTTGCTGAAACGGTACTCTGGCTTACGGACCCCTTGGATGAAGAATTAAGTAAGAAAGAGATTGACAAATTCCTGGATAACGTATATAATGTACAAAACTGAAAAAGGAGGTGCCGTATGAAAACACTTGTCGAGACGTTAAGGACTAAGACAAAGGTTGGCTACATCGAGCATCCTTTTTCGTATGTATCTGTTGACGGACTTAAGAAGCTTACTTTCGAGCAGGCTTACGCTGAGTTCATTGACGTGCTTTACGGAGAAGGCAAAGCTGTTGTACACAATGGCAAGGCTATCATGCTGTTTAAGAAGAAAGCTTTCGTTGGTACACTCGATGCGACCGATCCGCTGGTCATCCCACATGATGGCTGGAAAAAGGTAGAAAACTTAAGGCACGAGTTCTTACTGCTTATTAAGTAAACTTTAGGTAGGGCCGTAGCTCAGTTGATTAGAGCGCCCGCCTGTCACGTGGGAGGCCGCGGGTTTGAGCCCCGTCGGCCCTGCCAAAGAAAAAGGAAGGAGATGATTCTAATGGGTAAGCTGATAGAAAACATGACATTAGCCGAACTGGAAAAAGCAAATCCTTCCAACGATGACTTAGAAGCATCTGGACGCAGAGTTATGGTCAAGGTCTTTGCTTCAAGAAGTAAATACATGAACGCCAAGGATATCAAGGCTTTAATAGCCGCCGGCGTTGGTACGCGCTCAGATCTTGAAGAAGCGTCAGACATGGAGAACATTATACCCGTGATTGACGCAATAATAGAAAGCAAGCTTAAAGGAAACGCATGAACATTAGTGCGAGTGTAGTTCAATGGTCAGAACAGACGCTTGATAAGCGTCAGACAGTGGTTCAATTCCACTCTCTCGTACCATTTTGGGCATGTAACTCATCAGCTAGAGTACCTCACTTTTAATGAGGGAGTAGAGAGGGCGGCACTCTCCATGCCTACCAAGGATCTGTAGCTCAACAGTGGAGCAAGGCACTCATAATGCCGAGGTCGCAGGGGCAGCACCTGCCGGATCCACCAAATGAAAGGAGTCGCCGTGAATCCGAATGACGTAGATGTAATATTATCTTCCGATAAAAAATACTGGATATTCCTATGGAGACGCGATAATAGCGTCTTGGCAAAAATATCTATAGATGATATACTCGGTATAGAACTTAGGAATGACGACTCCGTACGTGAGATGCTAACAAAGAACGAATTTGGAGAGCTGCTGCGACATGACATGGAAACTCATGGTATAGGCCAGTCACTGAAAGTGTTGCTTGGATCAAAATTTGACGAGCTACAGCAAAAACATCGGTGTCCACAGCGCATATCCAAGAGGGTGGTTTAGCATGGAACAAAATGAACGTATATAATGTACAAAACTGAAGAGCATGAGGCCCAGGTTCAATTCCTGGGGTCACCACCAAATGAAAGGAGCGTCTATGCTATATGATGAGCAGTTTCATAAGCAGTTACGGGAAGAGGAAGCTGTGCACGAATTAGACAAACAAACTTCATATGAAACCCGGCTGCACCCACGTAACCATCCACAGGCCAAGCTTCGCTGGGTTCGAAACCTATTTAAAAAACACCCGACGCCCGCCGTTATGCAACAAGCCGCTCTTGACCTTCTTGTATATGGTGAGGCATATCTTAAGGTGCCGATAACCGAGACGCGCATAACCCTGGCGGACGCCTACAATCCTTTACTTAACGAAAGTCATTGGTATACTCCGAGCTCCCGGAGACCGCACAATCCACAGCGGATCACAAAGCGGGGATGGCGTTGGAAAGACAATCGTGTTTACTATAGACAGCAAAAGGTGGTATAATACAAAATGAATCCTTATACGAGGGATCTTGACATAAGCATTCCAGATATTGGACAAATAGAAGGGCGTATTTTACGTGGTTTGGGTGTTAAGAAACCCAACCCGCAGCGTATACCAAAAGTACGTTTGAAAACACGTTATAAGAATCTAGCGCACTCTTTTGCAGATATACTGAAGCACGGTTTGGATTATAGCAGCCGTCCGCGGAAAGTGAAATAATGCCTTACCTTCCTCTAGCGCGACTGGCTATGCAGCCCTTCTCTCCGTTGTACCAGGAGTCAAATCTTGTATCTCCCAGGTCTCACGAGAACGACGCGAGAATGCAGCGCGAACTTTATGGTTGCCGGCAGCGCATACCAAAGAACTGCTCCCTTGAACAAAGTAAGGAACTAACAAGAATGTACACAAAGTGGCGCAGGGTGCATGCGTAAGGAGGCGTCGTGGCCAAACGATCCAGGGAAGAGCAAGACGCCATAGAGGAATCCTTAGAGGCCGGAGATCTCTCCGGAGTTCCAGGTATGGTCCCAGACTATGACGCTGAGGATTGGCGAGTCTATGGAGATCCTGACTATGACCCCTACGAGTGTTATTGGTGGAAACATAAGCGTAAATATGGAAGATGCCCTCAGGCAATAAGCAAACAAAGACTACCGTTCTAAGCGCGGGCATACTGTTAATGGCAGCAACCAGTCTTTGTATTAAAGCAGGCGTGACTCATTGGGTGAGTGTCGGCCTTCCAAGCCGGATAAACTTGGTTCGATTCCAAGCGTCTGCTCCAAATAATCGCACGCGGCTTGACTATAAGGCTTAAAATGCTATACTTTATAGAAAGCTACAATACAGGAGGTCTTCATGTTAGCAGCAGTGTTTGATTTAGTAGGATTTATATTTTATGTGCTATTTTATATGTTATTTTACATAGTTTTTGGGTGGTTGTTTTCTCCGGATTCACAGCTTGCAAGAGAGTTACGAGGATAGAATATGAAGAAGATTTTACTCTTAACCGTGCTGGGGTATTTGTTTATATCTATGGCTTTATCATCTTCTGATTCACAGCTTGCAAAAGAAAGCTACGAGGTGAGGATATGAAACGCATACTGATAATCATAGCGTTGATGTGCATTGTGGGGAGCGTGTGGGGAGCGACTAAAATATTTCCCACTCCTACAATTACACATATACTTACACCAGTAGCAACATTGACTTATCTTACAACTATTAAATTAAAAACCTGTGAGTTAATTAAAAGTGGAAAGGGTATGCGTCCTAAGTTACCAGCGTTCATTTACGATTATGCTCAGACGTTGAACTATAAATATGTGACTCCTGAAGAAAAAATATCAAGAAATAATGTTGATGCAACATGTGTCTATATTTATATAATCATGCGGGATGATAAAGTTAAAACTACGTCTCAGCAGGCTTATTTTTTAAAACAATGTAAAGCCAATGATATTCAGGTTATAAATGATTTTGCATATGAAATTGAAGCTCGTGAAATGGTGCTGAAATGAAAAAAAATATACTATCGTTATTAGTTATATTATATTTTGCTTGCACTATACACGCCACAACTGAAATATTTTTGCCGCTTGAAACTAATTTTACAGATGCAGGAACTTTCGGGCTAACGTGGACTAATGTAGGTGATTACGCAACTTTTGGAACTGAACAAGGCAGGGCGTGTGTAACAGTACCTAAAGCTGTTGGTGCGGGAATATTGAGTACGGGAAGCACACAAAATATTAAACTTATACAAATAGAGATACTGCGTAAGACTGGTATTAGTGGCGGTAATGGACATATACTGCGAAGCGAGGGGGGTTATTCAGCTATATATTCCATCAACGATACTAAATGGTGGGGAAATATACCTTGTGGTGGAAATACTTCAGAAATTACTTATGAAGCGGATACGTGGTATACTGTCAACATCACGCTGGACGGCACTTACTATAATTTTTATGTTGACGGAGCATTATTATATCAAACGGCTTGTACTGCCACTTATTTTGGGCAGAGGTTTGTTGTCGGTGGATATTCAGATTTTTCGGGATACTTTGAGGGGTCGGGGTATAGTATTAGATATTTAATCGCAGATAATACTATTCCTGAAATTTTACCTATAAGTTATATAGATACGCCGACAGGAACGCCTACGCTTACACATACATTAACTGAAACGCCTACGTTTACCGAAACAATAACACCCACGGTAACCGAGACCGTCACGCCCACGGTTACGCCAATCATATCTTTATCAAAATCAGCAGACACTTCAAGTGGTGTTTATCCAACACACGTTTATAGTGTTTTGGAATTAGATAACAGTATTATAGATTTAAAGGGTAACACAAACTGGGTAAATTCTGGTGCTAAATTTAGCAGTGATATTGTAAAATACGGTTCATACTCGGCTAATTTTTTTGACAATAGCTATCGAATAAAAAGTTTTCCAAATTTTCCAAGTGGTATATTACATGGAGTACAATTATATTTTAGACTTACAAGCGCATCAGCAAATGGGGATAGAATAATAACCTTTTCGAGTATAAAAAACGTTGGAGTGTGGATTGATAGACAACTATATGTCCGGTGGGCAGGTATTGATTATCTTTCAGGTGTTGATAAAAAATTATTAAGCGATGTGTGGTATAGACTTAATGTGGATTATGCGCCTGATAAAATTAAGTTTTATATAAATGGCGAGCAGTGGATAGAAACTCCAGCGGATGCTTTTTTTGCTTATGTAGCAATAGGTAATTATTCATCCGATGGCAATGCTTTAAATGGAAATATTGACCGTTTAATATTATCAACAACTACAACTGGCGGGGCTGAAATATTGCCTGTTTGGAAACACGGTGACACGGTAACTTATTCACTTGCTTATAATGTAACAAATACAGCAGAAAATATTTTTATTTGGGATACTATCCCCGATAACATTGAATACGTCGGGGCAGATAATAGCGGAACTACTAACAATGGCGTTGTGACTTGGAATGAGGGTAATACTACAAACGCTTTTGGCGTTATTCGTAAATGGTGGGGCACGCTTAAAACTACACTTGTAGGATTATTTACA